GTAGGTAAAGCATACCTTGCTAAATTGAAGGCAGTTAAAGGGTGTTCTTTGTGGGATGCAGTAAACAAAGTAAATCTTACGCCTACAGAAAAAACAGCAAGTAACAGCTTCAAAGTATTGGTTAACAGCATGAAACAGCTTATGAAAGAAGATAACAAAACGGCGGCAGATTTAATTAAATACTTGCTTGAAAATGGTTATGCTGAACATTTGAAAAAGAATGATGATGAAGACGAAGAAGAAAAGGAAAATCCAATCGTTAACAAAATGATTCACTTTGCAAGCCGTTTTGAAAAGCTTGACAGTCTTGTGAAATATGTTGACATGATGATTAAGAAAAGACGTTCTAGTGTCAATGGCGTTCAGATGATGTCAGTTCATCGTAGTAAAGGATTAGAGGCTGAAGTTGTTTTTGGAATTGGTGTAAATGAAAATCTTCTTCCGCACTACAAGTCAATTGAAAAGGAAATTTGTGGTGATGATTCAGCAATTGAAGAGGAAAGAAGACTTGCTTATGTGCTGGTAACACGTGCTAAACAGTTATGCTTCCTCTCTTCAACGTCAACATTCAATGGAAAAGATTGTGGTGCTAGTCGATTCATTGAAGAAATGGGATTAGAAGCTGTTATTGATGAAGACAAAGAAATTGAAGAAAATGAGGAAGAAGCGGTTTAAGCCGCTTCTTCCCTTTGGGGAGGAATTGTGATGAACAATATAGATAAAGTATTCAATGCACTTCCAGATGGAGAAGAATTAAAAGCTGAATTGAAGCAATTAGAAGACATGAGAACACTGCATGCAAGACGACAAAGTGAAGTGGTTGCCTTTTATTACATTGAACTTATTAGATTTTGGGAAAAAGTAGCGGTTAAATTGGAGGAAGTAATTTCTGAAAATATGGAATGGTAAGGCAGTAAAAATAATTTGAGAGAGTAGCATAAAGCTACTCTCTCATTAATAGAATAATAGTGTAGCGGATAACCGCAAATAACAACGTGGAGTGATGAACAGTGACAACGGCAACGGCTAATGCGACTTGGACAATGGAGAAGTCAATCATTGTAGGCAATGCATTCCTGTATGATAAGGCTGGCAAACGGCATTATGTCCATTTCCAAATTCCTGATCAAAAGGACAGAATACTAGTCACGACTATCAAAGGGATGAAACCTGCAAAGCTTACAAAAGGTGTCATTTCAATGGTCCAAGAACAAGTTAAGGCGTGGACAGGAGAAGAAAAGAAAGTGTATTAAACAGTGAAGAGGCGCTAACTATGCGCCTCTTTTGTGTCGCGTGACCAAAAAAATTAAGGGAGATGATTAAAGTGAAAAAGGGTTTTGTTATTAGCACTGCAATTGCAATGACGTTCGCACTGTCTGCTTGTGGTAGCAATGGAAACGTACTAAACAGCAACAAATCTGCATTGCAACAAAATGTAAAGGTTGAACAGGTTGACGCTTCGCTTATTACTGCTGATGAACAGAAATATCTTGATGATTTAAGTAGTTACATGAACAATATGCAAACGTCACTGGATGCGCTTAAACAATTGCTTGACAGTCTTAGTCTTAAAGATACGGAATTGTGGCAAAAGCAATTTTCTGATATTACGGAAGTATACAGATTGTATATTGAAATTCTTAAGGCACAACCTTATCCTGAACGCCTGAAAGATGTTCACGATGCCTTCCTTGAAGCTACTACTGAACAATATAATGCTATTTTGCTACTGAAAGAAGGGCTTGACAATTCTGATTCTTCTAAAGTGAGTGAAGGTGTTGAGCACTTGAACAAGGCTAAAGTTGAAATTGAACGTTATGGCCTGTATGTTACAGAATTTAAAACTGGCAAACATAATTAATTGTTCTACGTGAAACAATTAAAATTTTTTCTTATATTTGTCTTGACATTATTAGGAATCGGGAATAAAATACAAGTAACAGAATAACAAAGGAGAGATGGACAATGCCAAATTATGTGCCATTCACACGTGAAGAGTTTGAGCTTGAACTTGATGCAATTGCACACATGAATGAATTGAAGGTTAAAACAGTCAAGAAGACAGGCGTGTATGAAATCATGTATGACTTATCTACTGCCAATCCTGCAATTCACTGTCTTATCTACTCCACCATTCCAAGCGGACAAAACAATGAAGCACGTGACGCTGGAAAGGATGCTGTTCGTGTTCAACTTTGGATTAAAACGGAAGATGAAGTAAAGTTCAAGAACTTTAAAACTCATTATAGAACGGAAAACTTCTTTAAGAATTTGGCAAAAACAATTGACGAAGTGCAGGAATATGTGAATGGCGATCTTGCTAAAAAATGGTTGTGGGCCGCTAACAAAACAGCAAGAGAAAAGGTTAAAGCAGAACAAAAGAAAGCGGCTAATAATAATTGGTAATAAATTTAGTCTAAATAAAATGTGAGTTCAATTTAGAAGGGAGTAGTAACAAAATGATTCAAGTATCCAAGGAAGAGTATGACGTTATCAAAAAAATTCTTATTGATGGAACGAATGAAGTCTATGTAACCATTACAGATGGCGAGAGAGAAATTGTAATTATCATGGAAGATGCTTACGAAAAAAACTAATTATCCAAATGGAACTAAGCAGATTACAGATAAATCCAAAGTTACTGGCGTTTCGTGGGATAATATAGAACGATTTTCGTGGGAAAACAGATGCGGCTTCCCAGTGAAGCCAAGCAATATAAGGAATTTTATAGTGTCCCAAACTTCTTGACAAAATAGTGAGCGGCTATTTGCCGCTCTACATATTATTCTAATAGGAGAGTGTTAATATGAAGCATTTTATTTCTGATGAACATTACAAGGACGAAAGTATGTTTAAACGTGATTTCGAATTGGCTGACAGGAAGACTATGCCGCATTTAAAACTTGAAAGCATGTTCTGTGAACGAAAGATTAGACAAAACCTTGAACAAATTGATAGAATGCTTGACAAAATTAACTCTACTACTGATGAACAAGTTATAGAGGCTTGCAAACGCTCTATTGAAAGAGCCTATAATTTTCTAGTCGAAGCAGAATATTATCCAGCTAAAATTAGTAGTTGACAAGTATTGTTATTTTTAATAGATTTATAGATATAAAATAAAACAAATGAAAGAGGTAATGAAAATGTCTGTTGCAATTGCTGAACTTCTTAATCCATCTATGCTTAATAAAATTAATGGAGTTGCTGAAAGCGTTATTGAAGGAGCTAAGAAGGGATTGAATCCTGATGTTATTCTAATGACTGACCATGCCTACAGTCGTGCAAAATCACGCTTTGGACTTAAGGAAGAGCCAGTGGCATTAGAACACTTCAGGAATCTTTTAAAACGTGCAATCTTTATTTCTGAAACTGTATGCGAAGAGACTGAAAGAAGAGCTTGTATGTATGGAGTAAGAGGAACTTCAGGACATATTTGCATTATTGTAAGTTTGGACTTTCTGGAAATTTTAACAGTTTACAATGTCAGAACAATGACATTCGCAGAAGTGTTAAAAGATAAAGTTAAAAATATGTACAATTCAGAATTGCGTAAAGCATTACGTAAAGAACGTGGATTATTAAAAAAGAAACCTATTATTGAAACTGATGCTTACGCTAAAATTTATACTTCTAAATTAAATATTCTTAAAACCGTTTCTAAGAAGAAAATTGCAATAGAAAAAGAAATTATTGCTGAGAATGAAGCAATAATTGCTAACTTTGCCAAAGAACTAGAATCTATTCAATCTGCCATTAGAAGTTTGGCGCGTGCTGTAATTGGACTTATAGAATAGATGTAAGATAAAATAAATCTTAGGAGAGATGATTTAGATGACCTTGAAAATTGTCCAAACTATCAATCAATCCATTGTTGATTATGTAGCTAAGGCAATCGAAGAATATGAAAAAGGCAGAGAAGGTTACATTGACAACTATGAAAGAGCAAGTATGTATAAACCTTTGTCAAGCTACTTCACTAAGCAAATTGGTGGTGGGTGTAATGGAGAAGTATTTGAATATGAAGGTTATGCTGTCAAATATTTTTCTGGTGCTGAACAATATTGCAATGATGGTAAAATGCTTGAAGCTCTTAATGGTTCTCCGTACTTCCCTACAGTATATGCCCATGATAAAGATTTTATGATTATGGAAAGAATAATTGGATACTCTTTAGATGATTATTGTGTAGAATACGATAAGTTAAAGAATAAACTTCAAGTTTCTCCAGCTTTTAAATATCACCTAGAGAAAGCGTTTGAGCATGCTGACAAAAGAGGCGTGGAGCTTACTGATTTAAAGAAAAGTAATATCATGATAAATGAAAGCGGCCTTCCTGTTATTGTTGATGCTGGAACATTTTACCTTAAAGGTGAATTCCCTCCATTTAATATTGGCGGCAAGAGTTATTGCCTTGGATGGTGCAAGGAATTCATGGAGCAATATTGTAAATTTGAACTTGCAGTCTAATAACCAATAAGGGAGATAATGACAATGGAACATATTAAAAATGAAACTGTTATTGTCGGCGGCATTAGTAAGATGCTTGTTCAAAAGATTGAAAAAATGATTGATGAACATGGCATTAATAATCTTAAAAAACTTGGATATGGCGCATTTGGAATTGTTTATGCACTTGGGAATTATGCAATTAAAATTTATGCAGGTTGTTTCAATGAAGATGAAGAATCTAATTGGGATGCTGTTAACTTGTTAAAGCTTCAAGGAAAAGATTCTCCATTCCTTAAATTATATGCTTATCATCATAAAAAATTCATGATTTACGAGCGAGTGATGACAAAAAATTTGAGTACTTATAATTATCAATCTCCAATTTTGCATAGCCTTGATTTGAAGAAGGGTTTTGCAGAACACTATATGAATTGTTTGAGATATGCATTTGAGAGAGGATTATTGCCTTTCGACGCTAAGACTGACAATGTAATGATCAAGAACGGACTTCCAGTTATTGTTGATGTCGGCAATTTCTTGGAAAATGGTGGAACTTTCTATGGTGAAACATACTCTTATAAAACTTTTGAAGACTTCTTTGCCGATAGACGTTTTGACAATAAACTTAATGAGAAGAAAGTTAAGGAATTTTATCAAAATCATGTAAGTAAGGGGTATTCAATTAAGGAAACGCATGACACACTGAAAGAATTCGTAATGTGACATAAATTGTTTCACGTGGAACATTTTCCGTTTTGCGTGAAACCGTACATATACCTTATTATATGAAATGGAGAGTGATGGCATGTCTCAATTTAAAGTTTGGGGAAATGAAAATATAATGGATAATAATAAATTGGTGGAATACTTAATCAGTAAGCATGGATATAATAAGGAAGAAGCAATTAAGTGCATGAGACTTGCTGACAGTAAGAAAGGCGTAGCAGAATTCTTGGAGAACAAGAAGTATGCTAGGAAGATTTTTAAACTTTATTAAGGAGATGATTGAAATGACAATTGAAGTTATTTCCACTACGAAGATTCCGTTTAGAAAGAAGGATAAGCTTCATTATCATGCTGGAAAGATTTATCAAAATGTTGAGAAGAGAGTTGCTGAATACTTAATTGGAAGTGGGTTTGCTAAGCTGGTGGGCAGATGAGTCAACTAATCAATAACGCCATTGAAGCACGTATGGCCCTTAGACGCTCACAAATGAGGTATAAAGCGATCCTCATGATAGGGTGTGGGTTTACCCTAAATGATGGCTTGTGGCGTTCTGGAGGGCATTGTATGGACGACAGAACGTATCGCAAGCTAGACTATGACAGTCTGGTTCAGCTTCTGAAGTGGATGGGAGTGTTAGAAAATAAAGTTTTAAAAACGTTTGACACTTTGGGGATTATCGCATACAATAAGAACATGAACAACACGACAAACGAAAGAATAAATTAAACGAAGGGATTGATCATCATGAAAAACCCACAAGAAAAGTTGGCGGCAATCGTAGGCAAGGAGAATGCAGAGCAGTATGTGAGTACCGTCAAGGCAATGATTGAAGCTGATGACTTCATGAATCAAGAGCAGGTGGACGAAAAGATTCCCGCACAATATGAGGTATAAAAAAGTTCACTGCGGCATACAATGATAACATGAAGCACAAACGGCAACTAAGTCAGACAGATGACAAATAAACTTAATAAAAAGTGTTTGACAGCAAGAAATGATTATGGTAAGATGAAATCAAGGTAATGAATGAAAGAAAAACCCAAACCAAACTAAGGAGAAGTGATTAAAGATGGCAAATCAAACAATGGTAGCAGTTCCAAGTAATGGTGTTGTAGTAGGCAAGATGAAACGTACCAACTCCACCAAGACAATCAAACAAATCATGAAAAACGAAAGCAAGTATCGCTTCGATCTGGCAATTCAGCGCAACACTGTATGGAGCGATATTCAAAAATCGATGCTGATCAACTCCATCATGGAAGAGTTTCCAATTCCTCTGGTGTTCATTCGTGCTACGGATGACGGATACTTTTGGATGATCGATGGTAAACAGCGCTTCACAACAATCTTCGACTTCATCAATGAAAAATTCCCGCTTCACAAAGATACACCTTCCGTAACAGTGGAGCGCGTAATCAAAATTGAAGGAAAAGAAGATCAAACAGCCATTGAAGAAGTTGAAGTTGAAGGTAAGTATTTCTCTGAACTTGACAAAGAGCTTCAAGATGACATTCTTGATTATAGCATGTCAATTGTTGAAATCAAGAATATCACTGATGAACAAGTCGAAGAACTTTTCCAGCGTCTGAATGCTGGTTCGCCTCTCACGGCAATGGAGTTGACACGTGCAATGTCTGGAACGAAGACGATGGAATTCGTTGATAAAATTTCCAAAACGACATTCTTCTCCGACTTCGCTTCAATTAGCGTAGCTCAACGGAATCGTTACACGGACAATGAGCTTATCATGCAAATTATGATGTTGCTTGCAGGCCGTCAAAGTGATCTTGGTTCCAAGGAAATCAAAGAATTTGCCTCTTCGCTTCGTGAAGTTGGTATTGAAACAGTTGTTGATGAAACTCCTTTCTTCGCTACGATTGATTACCTTGAAAAAGCTTTTGAAACATTTGATGGTACGGATGCTGAAAAGAACCGTAAAATCCGTAACAGAATGCTTAAAAAGGTACACATTCCAGTGTTGTTCTTGACAGCACAAGAAACAGCGGCGGCTGGCGTTGATCCTGTCGAATTTGGCAAGTGGGCATATCAATTCTTGGTAGTTGACAAGAAGAAAAATGGCACGAACGGAGCGACTTACAACAATTACTGCGGAAGCGCTACGCATAAGTGGAATAAGGTTGCTGGACGTATCAAAACGATGCAAGCTTCTGCGCGTGAGACGTTCAACCTGACGGCTCAACAAGAAGTGGCGGCAAGCACTGAAGAATAAGAAATTGGGGCACATGATCGATCAAGTGGTTGTGTGCCCTTCCTACATACAAAAATAATTTGACTTCATTTCTTACAAATGATATAATAAATTAAAACCAAATCAAGGAGAGATGAACATGTCTGACATGATTCGTAAGATTCAAATGCTACTCCGTAAAACGCCTGAAAATGGAGCTACGGAGGCTGAATCACAGTCCGCATTGTTGATGGCTCAAAAGCTTATGCTTCAACACAATTTGACAATGGACGATGTTGAAGAGATTGAAAGTGATAAAAAGATTCCGCTTAATATTCGTAAAGAAGCATATAAAAAACCTGTAACAAATTACATGAATCTTCCTTGGTGGTACGGTTCGTTGGCAATGATTATATCTGAAAACTTCAGGTGCTTTTGCTTTAAACAAACAGATTGGAGGAACGGTAAAGGTAAACGTCTTGTATTTCTTGGCCTGAAAGAAGATGCGCAAATTGCAAATGATGTATTCCATTTCGCTGTTAAGTGCATTGAACATTTGTCTAAAGGATATCTTAATGACAATCTTGTTTCAACAAAGAAAATGACACGAACAAAAAATGATTATATATTTGGCTATCTTGATAGTCTTACAGAATTATTCAAAAAACAAGTTGAAGACAGTTTTCAACTTGCACTTGTCAAAGATGAAATTGTTGTTTCTGAATATGATAAAATAAAATTAAAAGATGCACGTAAAACAAAAATAGGCATTGCTGGCGATAATGATGCATATGAAACAGGGTTTGAGGATGGTAAAAACTTCAACTATGGAGCTAAGGCATTGAAATAATTGTTCCACGTGAAACATTTTGTATTAAATGTTCCTGAGAGAACATATACATTATAAAAACTATTGGAGGTTGAATAAGTGAATAATGACAACAAGAACAAGCCAAAAGAAAATGTTGATGGAACAGAGTTGATTGTTGTATTCTTTGCCTTTATACTGGTAGTAGTGGTACTTGGTGTCATTACTCGGGGAGGCTGAACCATCATGGAGAATTTGAAAATCATAATATTTACAACTGATGAATTAAAAGCTTTACAATACTGGTTCGCGATGGCGCATGCGGGTAGAGCGGTTAATGGATTCATGCATGATGATGTTGACAATTCGGCCCTTGAAAAGATACAAGAAGCAATAGAAGAAAGATTTTAAAAAGGAGTTAACATCATGGAAAACTTAACTTTAAAAGGTTTGCGTCAAATGGCTGAAATGAGAAGCAAAACGTTAAGCAGTGATGAACTTTACATTCTTCGTATTGAAGAAGAGCTTGACAAGCGGCAATATGACTATGATCAATTAGAGGATATCATTGTTGCACTGTTGGCCTTGCTTATGCGTGGTGAGATGGTTGACGCTATTAGATTGAGTAAAATGTTAAGTGAACCAAATGGTATTGTTCAATTCTTTAATTTCATGGGAGAGTGAAAAATGAAATTGGCTTATCCAAAACATTATATTGTTGTCATTGGTAAACCGCTCGTATCTCTTGAAGGTCTAGGTCTTGACTGTCAATGTCAGACATTATATACTGAAGAAAGATTCTTTCCACGTATCTTAGTTGATCTTGAAGTATTCCCGTCTGTATCAGAAATAAGAAAAAATAGAAAAGAATTAGTTAAAACATTTGACAAACTTGATTTTATTACATTTAAGATTGGAACTAGGGTAGTTGATGTTGTAGTGGGAGAGTGAGGAAATGCTTTATGCTTGCATATGTTGTAACAAGCTGACAGAGCAGTCATTAATAGAAGAATATACACATAAAATTATACCAGAATATTTTATACCTATCGGAAGTCTTGGCTGGCTTGGTAGCACTTATATCTGTCCATTGTGCAATGAAGAAAATGCTGGATACGATCTGCGTACAGAGGATTATTTCTTTAAACGTTACTTAGTGCAATGGAAAGATGGCGGAAACGATACATTTGAAGGCGTTGATATTGTTGACGCTCTCAAACGTATTGATTCTGTAGATAAAGTAAGTAATATAAAAATATATAAGGAGGTTTCTTAAATGTATCCAAAGGTATTTTTAAATAAAGCTAACTTCATTGAGTGTATTGAATTACCTGATGGAAGAATTAGCAAGCGTAACTATGGAGTTCTTCCTGAGTTAAGTTTGCTTGATGAAGTTATTGATCAAGAATTTGAAATTTATGATGCATCTGGTGAAAAAATTAAACACTGTTTACTTTTGGAAGTAGAGAGATATAAAATTAGGTATGACGTAATTTAATATAGTCAAGGAGGTGTTCATGGTGAAAGTGCGATATGAAAGTGATTTAGGTCATTTCGATGGATTAACTTATGGACTTGTTTACGAAGTCATTGACGAAAATGAAACACAATACATCGTTTTCCCAAATGACTTAGGTGCAAAAAGTGCGATTCAGAAATCGAAGTTTAGTATTTTTGAATCGAAGTAATTCAATGAATAGGCGGTGAACATTATTTATGCCTGATTATATAAAATTACTAATTGATAAGTGGGCTAATGGAAAGATAGACAACGATAAGTTATGTAGACTGAGTGATAAATTTAATTCTTGGAAAGGTGTTCTCAATCAAAAAGAAGCTGATTCCAAGATATCAAAATGAATATTCAAGAATATTAGTAGTTCTAAATGAATCATAAAATGAATATAATAAACTAAGAAAACATTATAGGAGGATGATTTTAAATGGTTAAAGCATCTTTTATTAGAAGGTTTGCGGCACTGGTAGCAGACGGATTTATTTTAGGCGTAATTAGCACCGTCATTGGAGCTATCATTGGATTCGTATTTGGAACTATTGGCGCTGATGAAGGCTTTATTACGCTTCTAAGCTTCGTTGTTGGTCTTGCATGCGGTTGGTTCTACTATGTAGAAGTTCCTGTCATGAACAATGGTCAGACGCTTGGAAAGAAATTATTCCATATTCGTATCGTTAAAGAAACTGGTGAACTGACAAGAACGACAATGTTTGTACGTGAGTATATTGGAAAGTTTTGTTCTGGAATCATCTTCCTTATTGGTTATCTTATGGCTCTTGGCGATTCGCGTAAAGCTTTGCATGACAGATTTGTTGATACAATTGTAGTCAAAGTTGATGTATAAATAAATTAAAAAGGGGCACAATATCATCTGAAAGGATGGTGTTGTGCCTTCAGCGGCAAAGTACATTTAACTGTTGGTGTTTTGTTGTGGCTGATATCAATGTATCATAATCAAGATTTAAACCTGCTTGCAGTGGCTATAGGGGCGCTTCTGCCTGACGCTGATACGAAGAGGTCAATACTAGGCAGGTTGATACCGTTGTGGCTTATATTCAAACACAGAGGCTTCACACATAGACTGTATGGGCTGTTCTTGTTCAGCACTGCATGCTTAGTTCTATTTGATAAAAATATAGCAGTTTCATTTTTTATTGGCTACTTATCTCATTTGATTCTTGATGCTTTTACTGTCAAGGGACTCAAATGGCTATGATAAGTAGTCTTTTTTTTGTTGTAATTTGTCGAAAAATATTTAATAGAAAAAGTTTTAAAAGATGAATAAAAAGGTATTGACTTGCATACATACCGATGGTAATATTTAGACAAGAGATAAATGAAAGAAAAAATAAATGAAAGAGAGTGAAAGTAGAAATGAAAAATTCATCAACACATAATCGTGTAATGGAGTTCATTGCTTTACTCAAAGGACATAAGAATAAAAATGGTCAAGACGCTCACGAACAAATTGAGAGTATGTTTCTAATGGGTAATTGTTATATGTTTGCCAGAACATTGAAGTTCGTTTTTCCTAGAGGTAAAATCTTGTATCGCGCATTTCCTTCTCATGCTGTTTTTAAAATTTCTGGAAGGATTTATGATATTCGTGGAGATATTACAAGAAGTTATAGCGAACATTACTTTAGACCAATTACAGAAGAAGACGAAAAGAATGCTAGAACGTTTTGTTACTCTGGAATAATGAATGGCCCCGTTGGACTTCAGGATGGCGAAAGGTTTATTGAAGAAGATGACTTTCTTCAAAGACTTGGAATTGAGAAAAATACTAAAATAGCGGAGGTAGTTGGCCAATGAGTAGATTTAAAGTTGGAGATATTATTGCGCCTAATCTTGAAACTGGTGTATTTATTCCCTATGTAATTACAGGCAGAGACATGCTGAAGGCGAAAGTTGTTAAGTTGGTTATTGGTAATGATGATGATTTAATTATTAGAGTATTAGATCATATAGACAGCGAACATATTGGAACGGATTGGCCTGTAGATTCAAGATATTTCAAGCATATTGGATATGTAAGTGAAATAACTACTCTTGGTACCAGAAAGGAAGTTAAAAAAGAAGTGAAAGAATTTGATCTTAAAAAAATTAAGTCTCTTGAAGAACTAAATAATCTTAATGGTCTTGACAATGTAAAAAAGGAAATCAATGAAATCATGTTTGATGCAAAAGTTGCACAAATGCGTGAAAAGTTTAAACTTAAAAATACACCAAAGACTTTGCATATGATCTTTAAAGGAAATCCTGGCACTGGTAAAACTACAGTAGCTAGATTGGTTGGAGAGATTATGCGCGAAGCTGGTTTTTTGAAGGCAGGAAAAGATAAAGATAGTGTTCCATTTGTCGAAGTTACCCATAGTGATTTTACAAGTAAATACATGGGAGAGACAGAGCGTTATGTCAAACAGAAATTTGAAGAAGCAAAAGGAGGAATTCTATTTATTGACGAAGCATATTCATTCGTTGATAAAGGTGAAAATAACCAACTTAGGAACGCTGTAGCTTTGATTGTCAAGCTTATGGAAGATATGAGAGATCATGTCATTGTTATTGCCGCTGGATATGATGAAGACATGGAAAAATTCCTTGACTTTAATACTGGTCTTCGTTCTAGATTTGCAAATGTTTTACATTTCGAAGATTACTCTCCTGAGCAACTTGTTGGAATTGCAAAAGGATTCTGTGAAGAAAGAGATTATTCAATGTCTACAAGTTTTGTTAAACGTCTGAAACATGTAGTTTCCATTGAGATTAAAAAGAAGCATTTTGGAAATGCAAGAACTGTTCGCAATATTATTGAGAAAGCAATCAGAGCGCAAAGCAAACGAGTTTCTGAAGTTGCAGAACCTACACGTGAAAGTTTAATGGAACTGAAGGATGAAGATATTTATTATGACGAAGAATATGCTTTAAAATTAATAAAAGAAGAGGGAGAAAGTAATATTAAAGAAGAAAAAGCTAAGTCGTTTTTCGAAAAACTTATGAAAAGTAAATAAAAGAATAAATAAAAGGAGGTATTAATTTTGAATACATTTACATTTAATCGCAATCCTCTTCAATTTGCTGGAACGATTGAACAACCAGACAATGATCTTATTAAAAATACACTTGGCCTATGGTGTGCAAGTATTGAGGATGCAATTAGGTATGGTGGTGACATTACTAGAGAAGCCATTGGTGCAATGAATATTCGTAATGATAGGAAGTATGTTGTAGTGGATACAAAAATTACCATGCTTAAGCCGGGGTGGTGTCCAGCTATTCCCGGCTGGCATGTTGACGGCACTCCACGAACTACAGACGAAGGATTAACATATAACTTTTTTACAGGAAAACCAGATATTGAACAACAAGATATGATGCGTCCAGCTAGATTCCATTTATTGGTAACTGGTGAAGGTTGCCTTACCAACTTTGTGAATCAGAGAGTTAACATTGAACTTCCTAATAAAGATGCTAGATTGTTTCAGAAAATTTCTAAAGAAATTAATGAAAAGAGAAATGAACTTGACATTCTTACTGCTCCAAGTTGTCAAGTTGTGGAATTTGACTGGTGGGATATCCATGAAGGCGTTCTTGCAACAAAGAGTGAATGGAGATATCTTATCAGGGTTACGGAAACTGATCTTCTTGCGCCTGAAACTGATCTAAGGAAGATTATTCGTACTCAGCAACAAGTTTATGCAGAATTAAACTATGGATGGTAAGGGAGAGGTTAATTAATGGTTAAAAAAGAATTTACATTATATACAATTGGTGAAATTGTTGATTTAATCGAAGAGGATGATCATGCTATCAATGTATCATGGTCAAGTCTTATGGGAAGCCATATTCGCATTGACAAAAAATCCAGTAAATTAATGATTAGAACTTTGTATTCCTCCGAACATTCTTTAGAAGTGTATAAACATAAAACTCATGAACCAGAATGGATTTTAATGAAGGCAGATGAAGCGTGATGAAACTTGGAGACGTTGTAAAGCATAAACGTTACGGCTACTATGGAACTGTAGAGTATTCTACATTTGGCTTTTCAATTCATACATGGAAAGATGGATATCTCACCAAGAGCCTTGGATTTGACGCTAGATATCTTTCTAAGCATTGGGAAGTCATTGAGCTTCCCGAAGGATGTAGGAAACATGAGAATGGTGGCATAGTGGATAATTAGCGTTATGTTCCATTGATAAATAAAATAAATTATGATACGATTGTGGGTAAGAAGTCCTAGAGACTTTTTGCCCATATTTTTTTTACTTCAAAGTGTTATAAAAAATGAATTTCGTGTATATACTATTATCATCAAAGAAAAAACTAAAAAGGAGATGTTGAAATGATGACAAAAGTAAGCAAAGCAGAGTTCGAAGAAACTCTTGGAAAGGTTCTTCAGGAAATCAAATTTGACAGGCACAAGGTAGAATCGGTAAAGGAAGAAATGTTCAAACACGGAGTTATGAGAGGTAAAGTTCAAAGAATTATCAATGGAACTGTCGGACTTGACAAACTTGACAATGAAGTGTTCTGTCTTCTGACAATAGCTGTTCACCATGTAACACAATTAATGATCATCAATCCTTACGGATTTTTCTCAAAAGAAGAAATTGAAAAAGCGAAAAGCAGAATAAAGTCGAAAGATGTCGAAGTTGTCGAATATCCAATTGTTTTCAAAAATGTAATGCAGTCAAATGATAATGATTATGTGCTTCTTGAAAATGTGAAAACACTAATAAAACTTTACAACGCGAATTTGTTGAACTATAATTACGAAGTAACTAAGAATTATAAGTTTGAAAAGAATGTTGTTGGGAAAATGGTTAAAACGATTGACATCAATATGAGAGAAGTTAAAACAATTGCCAAGGATATCATGGCGAATAAAGCAATTGTTGGACCAATTGTTGTAAATATACTACGTGATAGCTCAAATATTGCCTACAGCCCTCAACATAGAACACTGACAGTTAGCAACGGAAAGATTGATATAATAAACGGAATTCACTATTTGAACGCTCTTGCATATGTTGTAGAAAGACAAAATGATTTTAACATGAAAGTTGAATTGGAAATAAAAAATTATAACTTGAATGAGATCAAAAGACTTTACAACATTCTCAAATTACAAGGGAGTGTCAACTAATGGAGCTTTACAATGCAGATATCAAAGAATTGTTCTTAAATATGTATGAAAATGAAGATTCTAAATCAACCTACAAGAGAATATTCATTAAAAGTGCTGATACAGAGAGAGTTCTTGGCAAAGATTTAGCTGAATTCTCAAAGAGTGAAATAGAGGACTTTCTTTCAGATTTGGCACCATTGACAAGCGCCATATCTAGATCAAATGGCAGGATTGTAACATCTTATATATCTTGGTGCATTGATGCAGGATACAAGAAGGTTGTCATGAATCCATTGAAGCTTGTTGATTCAGAATGGTTTGACAAATTCGTTGACAAGTCTGTAAAGTTATACTTCACTGAGAAAGAGATAACAGAGATTGAGCGATTCTGTGAGAATGCACAAGACGCAGTAATTATCAGACTATATTTCGAAGGTGTAGCGGGTAAAGATTCTTGTGAAATCAGAAATCTAAACAAATTTGATGTTGACTTTAAAAACAACATCTTACATTTAAGAAATGAAAAAGGAATGCTCGCAAGAAGCATTGAAGTTTCTGACAGAACCATCAAATTGATCGAGGAAGCATTGAGTGAAAAAACTTACACAAAGAGAAATGGTCAAATGGAAGTCACTGAAAACATTAAAGAATTTACAACATTAGTAGAAAATGATTATGTACTTCGTAACTCAGTTACCAAAACTGATAACTACAGTGGCGCTGTTCAATCTTCAGTTGTATACAGAAGACTTAAAGTTATCAGTGAAACACTTGGTATTCCATACTTCACAGGAAAAAATATTCTTCGTTCAGGAATACTACACAGAGCAAAGGGGATGTTTCATAATAGAAAGTTTGATTATGAAAAGTTTAGACCACTTGCCGAAAGATTTAACATTAAAAATATTTATTCCGTTAAAGACTATTGCAACATTGAGACAATAGAAAGTCTTTATGAAGAAGATGAATATTGTGACGAATGCCGCACATAATAGTGCGGTTTTTTGTTGTTTAAAATCCAATAGGTTATCTTTATGGACTAAATATAATATATAATATTATTATTTATATATACTATATATTATTAAGTTATTTACCTCTATTATAATTAGTCCATTTTTGTAACCTTTTGGATTTTTTCTTTGGACTTGCATAATAAATCCGGTTTGTTCATAAAATGTTAATTTGGGGTATTGACATGGTTTGGCTTATTTCTTATAATGAGAACACGAACCAAATAAATTTCCATTGTAGGGAGAATGAAGAAATGAACTTGACAAAAGAGAATAGCTGGCAATTGGGATTTTTGGTTCAAACGTCTTCCGACGAAAAGGAATTTAAAGACTTTTTCTGGCAAGGCGATGCAAGACAATTCTTCTCCATCTCTGCCTACAGAAGACACAAAATCAAGCAGATGAATATGGGCTTCGAAGAATTTCACAAGCTTTTTGACAAAAATGAAATACTCTCTATTCAAGATTTGTTTCAGCAACCTATAGACGATTACACAGCAAATAGAATATTAAATAAAATTGCTGGTGGGGATTTGACTTCCAAGATTATCTATGATATGTTTATAGACGAAGAAAGGCAGTTAAATGTTGCAAGGCTTGTCCATGATCGGGTAAGGTAATTGTTGGTAGGAAATTTTCTGTTGACAAACCTAGCAACTTGTGCTAGAGTTTGTTTACAGGATAAATGAAAGAATAAATGAATGAGGTGATTAATGTTGGAGAGCCATGAAGAGTTAAAAATTAAATGTACAAATACAGTAAAGCATTATGCAAGCGGAATTGTTTTCTTTGAAAAAGAAAAGGTTTATATAGCCTCTGTTTTTGGCAATAGCCTGATTACCAAAGACGAAACAGGCTGTATCCGTACTGTTGCAACGAATAAAGAGAAGGATTGGATGAAAGATAAAGCGTTTAAAGAAATTTTTAAAGTTCAAGAATAATAAATTATACTAAACAGCGAAAGGTAGAGGGATACACAATGAGTCATAACAAATACGAGGTAGAAGATTTTGTAAAGAATGCAATTTGGGAACTTTGTGATGCAGATGAAATCAAGAAGTCATCCAGACTTGTAAAAGATTTAGGATTGTCAGAAGAGGATATTGTTTATGTAGCAGATGACCTTCAAAGCGAGTTTGAGATTGATATCTATGAAGATGATATGGAAAGATGGGTAACTGTGCGGGATGTTATCAAATTCGTATTGAACAGCATTCAAGAACAGGAGTGGTAGAAATGGAAGAAAAAGTGTTTGAACTCTACACGTGTATGTACGGAGCAATTCTCAAGGGAACAGCGTTTTCAATTGCAGTGTGGAGCAAAGACATGAAATCTGATGGAGATTACAAGGTTAAAGTTACAGAATCTTCTGTTCTTGTGTACGATGAAAATGGCATTCCGTCAATGGTTATGACCAAAGGGGTTGAGCTTGTTGAAGAAGAAAATTGCAGTTGATCTTGATTCTACGCTGAACAATCTTGATGAAGTATGGATGGCTCGTTATAACGCTGACTGGCACGACACAAAGACGGTTCTTGACATGACTGATTGGGACACGTCGAAGATTGTTAGGCCAGAATGCGGACAACGAATCTTTGAATATTTCCATGAAGAAGGATTTTTCGCCAATCTTGGTATTCGTGAAGGTGCAAGAAATGTTATGGAATGGCTTAATGAACACTATGACATTTATATTGTAACAGCTTATCATTGGGCAAATTGTGCTGATAAAGCTAAGTGGGTTATGAAACATCTTCCATTCTTTGACATTAAAAGATTGACGTTCTTGAACGATAAATTTATGTTCAATGCTGATTATCTGGTTGATGATGGTGGACATAATGCAGAAGTGTTTCCAAACAAAGTTTTGCTTTTCGATAATCCTTGTCCTTGGAATTGGTATCTTGGAGATAGATTCCAAAGAGCAAAAAGTTGGGAAGATGTTCATGATTTCTTTTTAAAAGAAATTATTTATGGAGAGTGATTACAATGTGGTTCTGGATTGTGTATATCGTTTCTGTGATACTGGCCTACTTGGGCTTTAGGCAAATCACAGACAAGAAAATTCTTGAAGCTGATGGAATTAAATTGATAGATTTTATTATATTTTTTATAGCTGTTCTCACTCCATATTTTAATAGTGTGGTTGCAATTATAGTAATTGTAGTAAATATTTTTGAAGTCATTGGACGTATAAATAACAGTCCTTTGTTGCTCGGAAAGATTATAAAGAAAATAATGTTTTTTAAATAAGGAGGAATTTGAATGATATTCTATATACTTTGGGGAGTGTCAACCTTGTTAACTCTCTTTATCTACAGGATTCATGCAAAATATTTAGGAATTACTGGTAGTCTTTTTGTAGCAGTATTGTTAGCACTAATTGCTCTGATACCATTAGTAAATGTTGTTATTTCTTCACTATTACTTTTGATGGAATCAGATTTTTCGGACAATTGGAATTTGCAAGTTGCCGTAAGGAATGGAATTAAAAGAATTTTGTTTATAAAAAAACAATAAACCTAAAAAGGGGTAGAAAATAAACTATGTATAATGCATATGTAACTAGAATCAAAAATATTCGTAAACATTCTAATGCTGATCGTCTTCAGGTGGCAACTGTGTTTGGCAATGATGTAATTGTTGGCCTGAATACACAAGAAGGTGATCTTGTAGTGTACTTCCCAACAGATGGAAAATTGGGTGAAGAGTTTGCCAAAGAAAATAAGCTTACACGTGAGCTTGGCGGATATTTGGACGATAACAAGAGACATGTAACGACTATCAAATTGCGTGGTGAGCGTTCGGACGGCCTTATTCTTGGGATTGAAAGCCTGAGCAAGTTCACTGATGTTAGCAAGCTAAAAGAAGGAGATACGATTAGTGTACTTGGAGGCGTAGAAATTTGTTCTAAATATGTACCTTATCGTAAACCATCTAATCCTAATCCTTCTAGCAAAGTTAAGACTAAGAAGGCGGTTGAAGACAAAGAGTCTTTCCCTTTGTTCAAAGAACATAGTGATACAGCACAATTGGCTTATAACCTTGGTCAGTTTAAAGCTGGTGACGAGTGCGTTGTTACGCTTAAGATGCATGGAACTAGTCAACGCACTTCTTATACGATCAAAGAAGAAAAGGTAGAGCAAGGATTTCTTGCACGGTTGTTCAAGAGGAAAGATAAAATTAATACATCTTGGGATTACGTAACTGGAACACGTAGAGTCACGCTTAAGACGTTTGACAGTGGTTTCTACGGCTCCAACTCCTTCAGGCAACAATGGCACGATCTGTTCGTTGGAAAGCTCCACAAAGGGGAGAGTGTTTACTACGAGGTTGTAGGATACACAGACACAGGTAGTCTGATTATGGGTGAGTGTGATAACACGAAAACGAGAGATAAAGAGTTTATTAAGCAATACGGCAAAACTACACAATTCACATATGGTTGCGAGTATGGTCAAAGTGATATTTATGTTTACCGTATGACTATGACGAATGAAGACGGTAATATTGTTGAATATCCTTGGCATCTTGTTAAAACTCGTTGTGAACAGATGGGTGTCAAGCACGTTCCAGAGCTTACAAAAGTTACATTTGGCAATTTAATTGGTGGATTTGGAGATGCAGAAGAAGATGAACGAAAAATGTTTATGCATGTTGTAAACCTCTATGCTGATGGGCCTGATCCAATTGGCAAAAGTCACATTAGGGAAGGCGTAATTGTCCGTATTGACAACAAAGAGAAGTTTACAGCATTCAAACACAAGTCGTTTAATTTCAAAGTTTTAGAAGGATTAATTAAAGCTGATGCTGAAGCTCCTGACATGGAAGAAAATCAAGACCAAGTAGAAGAATAAATGGAGGAATCCAGATGAAACAAAATGATATCATGAACAAACTTGAAAAACAGAAATCTATCCTAGAGTCAATGGGCTATAAAGTAGCATTTATAGCCCTCTATGGCTCGCAAAATTACGGCCTTGACATCTACACTGACGAATACAAGTCTGACGTAGATATGAAAGCCGTTGTAGTTCCTGATCTTGATGATCTTATCTATAACAGCAAACCTGTATCAGAAGTAATTGACACAGAGTGGGGACAGTGTGATATCAAGGATATTCGCACTTACTTTGAAATTCTGCTCAAAGCTAATCCTGCATATATTGAAACGTTGTTCACAGAATACTTCATTGTTGATGAAGATTTTGTTGATGAGTTCTCTGAAATTCTTTCGCTAAGAGAAGAAATTGTATATTCCTTGAGAGCGCAATTTGTTAGAGCAATGTACGGAATGATGTGCGAGAAAGAAAAGGCATTGTGCCATCCTTACCCTTCTATTGCAGATAAGATAGAGAAATATGGGTATGACGGCAAACAGGCTCACCATGTTCTTCGCCTTTATTTGATGATGCTTGACTACTTTTATGAGTTCAAGACTATGGAAAGATCAATGAAACCAGATAAAGAGCATTATGATTCTCTAATGGATTTGAAAACGAACAAAGAAGATTTAGATACTGTTAAAGGCTATGTTTCTTACGTCATGAATCTTGCAAAAGATGTAAAAGAAAATATTCTATCTGAAATTAATGAATCTACAATTGACTTCTCTGTCAAACATAGATTTACAATACTTTCGCATCGCATTATTAGGAATAAGATTATTTCTGAGATTTCTAAATCGTAATGTACAGCGAGAGTTGTGTGGATACATGACTCTCGCTAAAACTGGAGGATAAAAATGAACAGAACACTTAAACAATTTTTAATTGGCTTTTCAATTATACTTATTGCATCTATTATTGCCGTTATTATATCTGAATATCCTAATATTTTTAGATGGATTCTTATGGCAATTTGTGTGGTTTTAGGCTCTTTTTTTACTGGAGCACTGGCTTTAGAATTGTATGACACATATAAATGGCATAAAGAATGGAAGGGGAAGGAACGAAAATGAGTAAATTAATCGTTTCTGTTGGCTTGTGTGGTTCTGGAAAATCGACTTATGCAAGCAAACTAGAGAACACTGTAATTCTATCGTCTGATGAACTTCGTCTTGAGCTTTACGGAGACGTGAACGATCAAACGCATAATGACGAAGTATTCAAAGAGTTGCATAAACGAGCTAAAGATGCTCTTAAAGAAGGTAAAGATGTATTCTATGATGCAACAAATGTATCTGCAAAGCGTAGAAAGGCATTGGTAGATGAATTCAGATCGCATGTTGATAAACTAGTTGCAGTTTACTTTGATCTTCCATACGAAATCTGCTTGGAACGTAATGCGAAACGTGATAGAGTTGTACCAGAACGTGTCATTGAGCGTATGTATAAGACTCTTCAAATTCCTACGTATTTAGAAGGATGGGATGATATTCAAGCAGTTTCTTACTATCAAGATGTGTTGCGTAAGCTTTATAGTAAAGAGGATTTGGAAGAAATTATTCTAAATTATGAAATGACACATGAAGAACTGTTTGGACTTCATTTGTTTCAAAGTGAAACATTTAGAAAGATTTATAACCTAGCACAAGACAATAGTTTTCATTCGTTCAGTGTAAGTAGACACAGTTACTATGTTTGGAAAGATATTGTAGATAACTATATGACTTATGACGGATATGATAGACTTGTGCTGGTTTGGGCGGCATTGTTCCATGATACAGGTAAATATTTCTGTAAAGAATTTACAGATGGCAAACGATATGCAAGTTTCATTGGACATGAGAATGTTTCTTCGCAGTTAGCATTCAATACCCTTATGAGTCTCGGTTACTCTATTGACTTTGTTCTTGATGTTGTTGACATTGTACAGAATCATATGAAACTCTTATCAATTGGCGATTCTAGTAAAGGTAAGAAAAAATTGCTTGACTTTGTAGGAGAGCCAGTATATAATATGCTTGTACGATTCAAAGAAGCCGATACAAATGCTAAATAAAATGAATTGGGAGATGATTGTGTGAGTAATCGTGGTGCCAATAGTAAATTTAAAGTTGGAGACAAAGTAAGAATTCTTGATAAGGCTGGAAATGTTGATGACGTATTCTTTATGCGGAATGAAGAGGGATTTGAAGTTGGAACAGTTCATGAAATTTCTGGAGTTACAAATTCTATTTACTGGGCAAAAGGATATTTCTTAAAAGATCATGATCATTCTGTAATCTGGACTGATGGCATGCTGGAACTTGTTGAACTAGAAGAAGGTTTTGATGACGATGACGAAGATAACACAGATGAAAAGGAGATTGTTAAAATGCACAAATACAAATTTGGAGACAAAGTTAAGGTCCGTAGTGATTTGAAAGTTGGAAACTATGATTCTCATGATGAAGCAGGATTGTATTGTAATCTAGATATGCTTGATTTCTCTGGAAAAACTCTTACAATTCTAAGCGCTTCCGACGATTTTGGTGATTATGTAGTAGAAGAAAATGGTTGGTTATGGTGTGATGCAATGTTTGAAGGACTTGCTACTGAAGAAGATAATTTAGAAGAAGATGAGTTTGATGATCTGGACGATTTTCTATGGCTAGATGTAGATTACAACAAGGAAGCAAGCAAACCTGTGTCTACAAAACAAAAAGGTGAAGCAGTTGATATGACAGGTTATACGTATCAAATGACTTTGAATCTTCAACGAGTCATTTACAATGATCCAGCTACAATCATCTTTTACAACTTCAGCACTGATCCAGAAGGCACAGTTCGAAAAGCTATTGCAAAATGTTTGCCAACTGATAGATACAACAAAGATAAAGGCTTGGAAGTTGCTGTACTGAAAGCTTTCCGCAGGGAAATTCAAAACGCTTTGCGTAAACAGTAAGGTGTAAGATAAAATGAATCCTCAAGTATTATTTTCGATAGTTGGTGTGTTTTTCGTTGTTGCATGCATGATTGCACTTTTTAGAGATGAAGAATTGAAAGAAGAACAGGGAGAGGCAATGTCCTCTCCTAATAAAAAAGAACATTAAACCTTAAACCCAAACTAAAAGGAGCGATTAAACATGGATTGGAAAGAAATTTTAGGAAAAGATTTCGGAGTTAAATTGCAGGATGCAATGGCGAAACTTGCAAATGGTATTGGGGTTGCGGCTGAACATTTGTATATCGTACTAGTAAAACAACAGTTGATAGATGGCATTGTAACAGCGATTGGATGCCTAATTGGAATGATCGTGCTTGGAATCTTTGTGTGGAAGGTGTCTAAATATTTGATCAAAAGTAATCAATCAGAATATATAGCCCTTATGCTCTTTCCTGCCGCTGGTTTTATTCTCTGTATGATCTTCTTCTTTATTGGGATTAAACACATTATCAATCCTGAATATTACGCTATCCATGAAATTATGGATACCATTAAAGGAGAATAAATATGAATAAGGCTGATATCGCATTTTTAACATTTATTGTATTGATGATTATTGGTGGTTGTGTAATAACAAATACAGATGCTGATGCAGTAAATAAAGAATATTTTTCTACTGTTGAGAACTTTAATTCAGCCGCAGGAGTTATCGTTGACAACTATACAGGTTGCAAATATATTGTTAATTGGAAAGGTGGAATCACTCCACTTCTTAATGAAGACGGAATTCCACAAGGATGTAAAAACTTAGGAGGTACAAACAATGACACTAATGAATAAACTTAACGATGATTTGAAACAGGCAATGAAAGATAAGGATAAAAATAGAAAGAATGTTATCACTATGATTAAAGCGGCTGTTAAGAATAAGTCTATTGATCTGAAACGTGACCTTACAGACGAAGAGATTATTGAAATTGTAGCAAAACAATCTAAACAAACTAGGGAAGTTTTTCTTGAATTTATAAGTGCCAAGCGTTTTGATCTAGCCACACAAGCAGAAGACGAGATTAAAATTCTTGATAATTATCTTCCTAAGCAACTGACAGAAGAAGAACTTAATGTCATTGTTTCTGAGATTGTTAAGAACATGACTGACGGTGCTAGAAACATTGGGAATGTCATGAAGGAACTTGCACCAAAAGTTAAAGGCAAAGCTGATGGCAAATTGGTAAATCAAATTGTGAAGAAAGAACTGGAAGGCAGGTAGTGTCCATGACAACTGCAACATTCACAATCACAGAAGAACATCTTAAATTGTTGAAGCATATGTATGTCCGTTGGGATGATTGTGAGTTTGGTGCTCCAGCTATTGACTCCAAACGTCCTTATGGAAATGGTGATGTTATTGGAGACATGCATGAAATTTTAACTGGACAATTCCTCGATGAAGAAGATGAAGATTACTATGACTACATTGGAGAACTGGAGAATAAATATACTAAGCTTCATGAACAAATGGAAACAGTTCTTCAAATTTGTTTAGCTACTCTCTCATTTGAAACGGGATTCTATATTAGAGAAGGATATGGCCTTAACTGGAGGAAAGTAGCATGACATGGATGACTCTTTTAGGAAGTGTGATTGTAGTAGGATGGTTCTTGTTGTTGTGGCTTACTCTTGACATCTTTATGGGATGGAAAAGAAAAGATAAATCGTATAAAGGAAAATTCATTTTTAACTGTGTTTGTATTCTATTATTGAGATGGGCGGGGTGGATTTAAAATGTTGTTGCCAATGGTTGATGGTGGAATTTTGAGTGTGGATTATGATAGTGAGTCTTATGGTGGATGCGATACTTGTGATTATGGCAGTTCTTACATTCGCAAATTTGATATTGGTTTAACTACGATAAACATTCATATAGAAACTGAAGAAATGTATGATTATGCCATTTCAGAATATGCCATTTCAGAAGATTTCATGATGAGAATGTTCCTTCATAATGTTGATAAAATCAGACAAATGACGGAATTAGAGTTTTACGAATGGTTGGTAGCAATTGTAAGAGATGAAGTTGGAAGTTCTTTAGATTCATTCTATTATAACGAAGTGTAAATGTAATTTTTAAGTGCTTGACAGATGTAAGAATAAATGGTATACTAGTAAAACATCGGTTAAGGAGGAAGAGGTAAATGAAAAAAGGTAAGACAGTTAAAGGGTTTTATATTCATGACAATGAAGGCGATGATCTTTGGGTAGAACAAAATACTGAAGTAATTTGCTTTGCATATGTAAAAAACGAAGAAGGTTACGTGACCTACTTTCCAAACTATGGAACATCTACTGTTATTGAAATGACTTTTATTAAATTTGAAGATGATCTACCAGTCTTGTAAGAAGTTATTGACATGATTGACAAGTTATGCTATACTATTTAAGTCTTAGAGAACAGCCAGCTAGAAAAACATAAAAAAGATTTAACTAAAACAAACAAATGTAACATAAACAAAACAACAGTTGGTACACATGAAGAATGTTTGATCTCTTGAGACTTATTTTTATGAAAATATAAAAATGAGATAACTCAGGAGGAATTAAAAATGGGTAAAGAATTAGTACAAACAAAAGGTTCGTTCGTAATGAAGGGTATTGTTGATGGTCTTGCTAGGAATGGAGCATATAATGAAGGCAATGTCAATCAGGGTAAAAATGCTGGCAAAGAGTATAAAACGATTCGCTTCCAAGTTCAAACGAGTGCAACTAATAAATTGAGTGTAGAACTGTTTGGTATGGAAATGGATCACGTATTCGCTTACAAGCATGGTAATAAGAAAAAAGGTACTAAAGGCGATACGAAACGCATTGACTTTGAAGATCGTCATGATGATCTACCTACTGGATATCAATTGATTGGTATCAATATGGGACTTGAACAAAACGAAGCTGGTAAAAATATTCGTACTACTATGGTTGCATATGATGCAGTTGAATATATCTATGACAATCTGAATGACGGAGACAGCGTTAAAGTTCAAGGCGAACTTCAATTCGGAGAATATGAGGGTAATCCTCAAATTCGTTATGTAATTAACAGCATTTATAAAGAGGCTGATATTGACTTTGAAGATGAAAAATTCGAAGAAGTAGCTGGATTCTCGCAGGAGATTGTTATTGCTGGAACGAACATCAATAGTGCTGACAAAACTCTTGAAATTACAGCATACACAATCCAATATGGTAATAAATTTACTCCTGCTCAATTTGTAATTCGTCCAGAAGATGACAAAGATTTGGCTAAACTTTTGAAGGCTTTCCAGAAGCTGAAATTTGGCGACTTCATCCAAGTTGAGGGTCTTTGCATGAACAATGCAGTAGTTACAGAAGTTAAGGAAGCTCCAAAAGAGAATCCATTTGGCGGCAAACGTCCAAAGGGCGTTCAGCGTGATACCGTTACAAACTATGTAACAGAACTTCAAATTACGTATGCTGATGGTGCAACTTACAAGAAAGGGTTGTACGATGAAGGAGACTTCGTTGAAGATGAATTGATTGAAGATGAAGATGAGGGCGAAGAGGAAGTTAGCTTTGGAGGCAAGAAAAAAGGTGGACTTGGCTCTGATGATGAGGAAGACATCTCGGAAGATGAATTGCCATTTTAATTTAGCACTAAATAACAGAGTAAATTAAACACACAGGAATGTCAGGTTAACAAAACAAAATAAACTTTTAATATATTTACTTGGCAACGCATGAAGAATGCTTCCTGTGAATCTAAAAAATTCACAGGAGGAAATAATATGTCTAAATTAAAAAATCTTAAAGTAAATGTACCAAAGGTTGCGATTGAAGATTATTTTTGGGTAGTTGCGGGGGTCGCTAAGGCTGGTAAGTCGTCACTGTTCGCAAAAGTTGCTGAAGAATACTTTGGAAATACTGACAGCGGATTGATTATTGGTTTTGAAAAAGGATATTCGGCCCTGAAGGTCAAAGCTGTTGATGTTGATGACTGGAATGACTGGGAGGATATTGTTGACGATCTTGTAGAAAACAAAGAAGAATATGGACTCAAGCTCCTTGCTTTAGACACAGTTGATATTATGATGGATATGGCAATTGATCTTGTAATTCAAGAGTGGAATGCTAAAAATCCATCTAAACGTACTAATGAAATTGGTGGAGTTGGAGCAAAGGGAAATAGTAATCAAGGCTTCGGAGTTGGGACGAATCTGGCAAAGAAAAAAGTAAGAGATTCTATTGCCAAACTGCAAAAAGCTGGTTATGGAATTTTTGCAATTACTCATAGCAAAGATAAAAAAGTAGAAGAGAAAAATGGTGCAACATATGACCAATTGACTCTATCGCTTTCTGCAAGTGCTAATGAAGTGTTTGTTAATATGGCAGACTTTATTGTATTCCTTACTGTTGAAGCGGAGAAGAGTGGCAAAAACTTAGTATCTAAAAGGTACATCAACTTCCGTAGCGATGACTACGTTTCCATTGCTGGCTCTCGCTTTCAAAATGTTCCTAATCGTATCGAATATGATGTGCAAGAATTTCTTGAAGTCTTCCGAAATGCTGTTCAGTCTGAATTTGATTCTGGTGTAAACCTTGAACAAATCAAGCGTGAACAAGCTGAGAAGCGTGAAGCGGCGGCACAAGAGTATATTGATTCTTATAAATCCGAAAGCGGAAGTGATTCTGCAACCGCTGAAGAGCTAATTGAATCTCTCAATACTGCTGTTAAAGCTCTTGATTCCAAGCAAAAAGTAAAAGTCACATCTGGTTTTAAAACAATTCTTGGAGGTACGGCTAATTATTCTAAGATTGATGATGTTGAACTTCTTCAGAAATGCCTTGACTTAGTAGGGGAAATTGTGGGATAATCTACCTCTAACATCATGTTTTAACAAAAACTTAATAGATTTGAGGGTAGCATATGAATAGAAAGAACGTAGTTATTGCGCTAGTTGTTTCATTGGCTGTGACGAGCGGTACGCTTTTTACAACCAATCCTACAAATGTAGGCAGTAATGAAGTTTCTGAAGTTCCTAGCATTGTTGCTGATGTACCAACAATGCTAGAACTACCTCTCTTTAAGTACAGTCATGTGAATGAGATGGCGTTAAACGTACAAAAGGGAAAAGCAGAAGCTACAAAAAAGGAAACAGAAGTGAAGAAAGCTCAGCCGAATATTAAGACTGTCGAAACTGTTAAAAGAGTGGCAACAGTAAAAAAGGTTGAATCTTTCAGAAAGTATGAAATTCCTTTACCAAGCTCTATGCAATCCTTTATTTGGGATTTGTGTAAAAAGGAAAATGTTGATTATGAATTGGTATTGGCAATTATATCATCTGAAAGCTCGTTTAATGCAAAAACAGTTTCATATGACAATTCAAGCCGTGGATTAATGCAAGTCAATACACGCACAACCTTCTATCCTATGGCTAAGAAATTAGGCATAAGAAATCCTGATGTATTTAATGCTGAAGACAATATTCGTGTTGGTATTCATTACATAGCGACACTTATTGACGCTTGGGACAGTAAATATTCAGGTATTGAGTTAGAGAAGCGTGTTATTTTAAGTTATCGCTTTGGTGTTGCTGGTGCAAAGAGGCATAGTGTTAATCATGCATATGTCAAGAAGGTTAGAGGAATTCAGAATAGCCTTCGGACGAAAGGTAAATTAAGTTAATTTTTTTAGGCGTAGACTTTATTGGTTGCGCCTAATTCTTTAGGTAGGTGACTGTGTGAATAAAAGCGGATTCAGTATTGTTTTGGAGGGTAATGAATGTAATTATAAGACAACTGTAGCAAATAAACTTAGTAATTATTTTGGATTTGATCTAGTGAAAGGTTCATCTTTTGAATTGGCAACTGGCAGTAATGAGGATTTATTTAATCATTTTAAAAGCATATCACTAAAACAAAATATTGTAATAGATAGATTTATTTATAGTAATTTAATCTATGCTACACTATATCCGAAGTATACAATCATAACTTCAGAACAGGCAATTGAATTAGAAGAGCAAATGAATAAAAATAATTTTATTGTTATACACTTATATTCTAATGATGAAGCCATAAAAGAAAGATTGTTAGAGCGTGGAGATGAATATATTAAAAAGGAAGAGATTTCCAAGATCAATGAAATGCATTATGATAAATTTATCAATAATAAGACCGATACTTTTGTTATAAATATTGATACTACCAAAAAAACCTCTGATCAAGTATTTAAAGAAATACTAAAGGAGTTATCAATTTGGTAGGCGTAAAACTATTTCCAAAGAAACTATTGACAAGTGTAAGAATAAATGGTAGAATAGAACTTGTCAGATAAACTAATAATGGAGTGATAAACAATGATTATGGAATCTAAGAATAAGAACACCTATGATTTGACAATTACTGATGAAAATTCTTCTACAAGAGTTGATATCTCTTTGAATTACACTGATTTTGAAGATACTGCAAAATATTCTAATGATACAGGATTGTATAGCAAGCCATTTTTTATTGGTGTAAGGGATTCTGTTGACGAATCTCCAGTTGGAAGCGTAGCTTCAATCAATATTGAAGAAGCGGAATGTCTTGCAAATGGATTGCTGTTTATGATTAAACAACTTAAAGCTAAACAGGCAGAGAGGAATGGTCAACATGAGTAAAGAAATTGTTATTACTGAAATCAATGATATGGAAAAACAGAAATATGATTTGTTGAATCAATTTTATTATCTAACAAAAGAAGGACTTATTGCAGAGGACAACGGAGAAGAAGATAAGGCAGTAACAATTGCAGAAGAGCTTTCATATGTAATTATTGCAATCGAAGACCTTGATGAAGAACTTAGACATGTAGGAGAAATGCACAGTTTTGATTACAAAATTAATATTTCTGTGGAGGAAGTGTAAATATGGAAATCATCAATATGCTTGACGACAAAAAACCTGAGGCAAATCTTGGAGATTTGATTATTGATCAATCGGAAAATTATCACATGATTGTTCAGTATGAAGATTTATATTACAGTCTTGATCTTAGAACAATTGTTGTTGATCAAGAAGGATTTGAAGAAATTGATGATCTTATTGATTATTTTGGATATGGAATTAAAATTGTTCCGAAAGAACGGCTTTCACTTACATTAAAATAAACAAATAAAAACAAAACAAGGGAGATGTTAAAATGTTTAAATTCAAACTGTTTTCTATTAAATTAGGAAAAGCAAGGAGATTGGCTGGTTCTGCAACAAATATGTTTGCAAAGGCTCATTCGAAACTTGGTAAGGCAATTGATATTCTGAACAAGGATCGTCAAACTGCTATTGAACATGCTGAAGAACTGCAAAGACAGATTCGTGAAGCTGAATTGGTAATGGATAGTCACAAGAAAGCACAAGACAAGTTGAAAGAATTTTTCGAATAGCAAATGACAGAATAAATAAAAGGGTAGATTAATTTGTAATAAAATTCTTCTACCCTTTCTACTTGAAGGGAGAAGGATGATCAAAGATGGAAGAACGGGAAGTTGAATACTCCACTGTAGGAAATCATATTACAGTTGATTTTTGGGGAGTAGACTTTGATAAAACAAATAATTTAAAGTATCTTGAAGGATTGTTGATATGTGCCGCTGAAGATGCAGGAGCAACGGTTTTGGATGTAGTTTCAAGACAGTTTGAACCAAACGGATGTACTGTATTAATTCTCTTGTCAGAGTCACATGCATCATTTCATACCTATCCGCAAAAAGGCTATATTTCGTTTGATTGTTATACGTGTGGAGAAACAGTTGATCCCTACAGGGCTTTCAAGTTCGTAAAGAGCGTTATTAAACCATCCCGCGTTCACATTAAACAACTTAAAAGAGGTCTTGGGGAAGATTCACCAATCCAGATAATTAATATAGTGGGTGAGTGGAATGGCAATAGTAAAGTGTAATTTTTGTAACCTCAAAGACACTGACAAGAAAGAAATGGAATGTGACACAATTGAATATGATAGTGGTTCAGTTGTTCGCAAGTATTATCATAAAGGTGAATGCTGGAATCAGTTTCTTGCAGAGAAAGAATTTCTTAAAAAAGAAAACGAAGAACGCGACTACTTAAACGAGGTTATAAAAGATATTCATGGTCTAGATATAGTTCCAAGTCAATTCTTCAGCGGTTATCTTCAAGGATTGCGTAATGGCAACTTCAAGATGGGCAAGAAAGTTAAGAAAAGTAAAGAAGGATTCTCTTACAAGTTAATTGCTGACACTTATGTTTTCTGCAAAGACAATATCAAATACTGGCGAGAGAATAAGAAATTTGATGGAACTGTAGCAGAGTTAAGGTATTGTCTTTCAATTGTTGTAGATAAAATCTCATTGGTCAAGAAAAAACAAGAACGTGCTATTCTGAAGAAACAAATTGAAGAAGAAAAAGCTTCTGCTAAATTTACAGATGATGATGCAGTAGAATTTGAACAACGTGAAGTCAAGTTTAAGAAACAGAAAGATGTAAATGATATTTCAGAATTTCTTGATTAAGGAGATGAAGAAATGGACAACAACAAAGTATTTAATAATATCCTTAACACTTTAGAGTTAATTGGGCTTAAAAGAAATTTGGAATTAAGCGAAACACCAATTAATGAAAGAATTGTACGATTAGATCGTGAAACTGAATCTGAAATAAAATTAAGTCTTCCTAGTAGAAATGTTTGTAATTACGCTACAACTCTAGGTGTTTTACATGAAGGTAAAATTTATATTGTCAAATGGAGACTTGACTGGCCTGTGACAGCCAGATTAAAGGACAGAGAATTTTATATTGTTTGTTTAGATGAAATTACTTGGAGAGATGATTGTAGTTTCTTGATAGGAATGAATATTCTTGTAAAATATGATGAGCTTAATTGGCGTGGGAAAGAAGCACTTGATAACTTTTTAAGGAGAGAACAAAAATGAAAACAATTGAAGTAATTGAGTTTAAACTATCTAAAGACATTATGTTTACTGATGATATTGTATATCATGCTGTAAAAGCCGAAAGTGGAGATTATCTTGTATTCTTTAATAGTAAAATTAATCCAAGGCCTTATCCTAGCTTTACAGCATATGCTTGTGAAGAAGTTGAGAAATATTTTGAAGAAGGCGGATGGATTATAGTAAAGAGACATGAAAGTGAGATTTGGTAATGGGCGAACTTCAACCATATCTTGATTTCTTCTTGATTTATGAAGGAGAAGCAGATAAACGTCGTGCTATGATTGAGATGTTTAAGACAATTATTGATGATGATAAATCAACGACTGAACAGAAGATTACTGGCGTTAATAACTTTACATTAGCTTATCTTACTAGCCTAAAATGGTGAGAACAATGCTTAAAACTAACGATAAAGTTGTTCTTCTCGATTCTCCATTCAATCAATCTAGAAATGTTGTTAGCCTAACTGGAACTATTAAGTTTGATACTATTGGTAAATTTGTCTATACAGATTGTGGAAAGTGGATTTATTATTTTGTGAACGAAGTAAACCAAAACATTAAAAAGGCGGAATAAACAAATGAACTATAAGAGACTTGACAAAATGAATAGCGATGAACTTAGCGAAATGGTGATGTCTAACTTTGACCATGAGGTTAATAGAGATGTTGAATTTACTCTTCGAACGAATGAGTCAACTTATGCTGGATATCCAGCATGGAATTTCTATGGATCAGTTTGGTATGAAGATTCTATGTTCCATTGTGAAATTATGGTTTACGGAAGTTACAGGGAAACAATCTCTGCCGAAACTCTTGAAGAGATTATGGAAATAGCTTCCAACAAATATGGATGGGAATAATAAAACCGATTGACAATCTAGTAAATTAGTGCTATAATTCTTTACAGATGGAAGATAAAATAAAAATATGGGAGATGTTAAAACATGAAATTTGAAGAAAAAGTAGAATTTATCGCTGGTAAGCTTGCAGAACTTGAAGAGTTTGTTCAAAATAATGAGATTGCTACAACAGAAGATTTGCTTGAACATGCTTATAATGTAGTGCATGATCTTAGATATAATCCAGTATATGGTGCGTATGTTGAACCACAAGTTCCATTCCATGTCTATTCTGATGATCTTGTAGCTAAGTATCGTGATGATGTTTGGGAAGAGGAAGAAAGTTCTTCTTATTACGAGGATGAAGATAGTTACTATGATGAGGATTATGAAGATGAGTACGATCCAGAAGACGAAGAACACAATTAATTAGAAGGGAGATAAAGCAGATGATAGCTATTGGTTCAAAGGCAATGCTTGTTAATAGACAAGGCGATAAACGATTTATTAGCTCCGATTTTGATGTCATCATGAGCGTTGAAGACTTCCAGAAGTGGAGCAATGACAATCAAGATTTCATCAAGAAGATTTATCCAACTGGAAACAATAAATTTAAAGCTATTGTTTATACAAAAGACGGTTCTGAGAAACAATATGAGATTGAACTTGGATTAAAAGGAACATCATCTGCTTTTCTTCTTGACAACATGACTGAAACTTGTTCTTCTCTAGAAGTACATGGAGTGTTCGGAGAAGTTTATAATACAATCTATCTGGAATATCAATTCTTGACAAAGAAGTCTCACATTATTTATCCAGTTCACTTTGAGAAGAATATTGCAGATTATCATCACATTCTTGAACTTCTTAAATACAATTATGACAACTTCAATTACCAGCAAGACAAATTTATGGAGAAATATTACGAACTTCGCAGTGATGAAGCTAAAGAACGTTACAAAAAGTTTAAGACTCCTAAACTGAATGTAACTAATGAAGATTTCTTTAGTTCCAAGCTTGCGGTTAAACGGTACTTCATTCACGATGATATCCATCAGATGGTTAAACATCATGACAAGCCAGTGTATGAGATGATGAAGAGGGATTTTGACAAGGCTTGGTGCGAGAAGGATATGTTCTTTGCGCTTCCAAAGGAAATGCAGATTCAATGTGTACAGGAAGAGGCGTACACTATCTCTCTTGAACGATACATCATTCCACATGCAGAAGGATGGCAAGACCCACTTGACTGTTACAAACGTGCTGTGAAGCGTATATGCACTACGCTATGTTCTGGATGGTTCAGAGACTTTGCAATCGAAAATTATCCAGAGATTATTGCACGATACGATAAAGATTTTGTAAAAAAGTTTAAACAGAAATTTGAAAATGGTGAGATTAAATTGGTTGAAGGAAAGACAATCGAAGACTTGCCTGAAATTGTAGTTTAATTATGGCGAGACTGGCTGAAAAGCTAGTCTCTTTTATTTATTGAAAGGGTGATTGTATGGCTACAAGAAATACAAAAACAACTAAACCAACTAAAAAGCCAAATCCAAACAAAGAAATTATTGATAAACTTAAAGAGGAAGTAATTATTCCAGAGGCATATATAACAGCACTATTTTGGAATGATCCAGCACAATATGATTTTACTCCAAAAGAAAAACTTGATACAGAATCGTTTTTGAATCCAAATTGGGGATTTTGGTTTGGACTTGGACGATATATGTACTCTGAAAAACATATTAAAAAGTTTGATGACATTTCTATCATGAAATGTATTCAAGAACTTAAGCTTGAAAAGCATTTCGATAAATACGGAGGCTTTGAATCAGTTAGAGAGGTTCAAGAAGAAGTAGAGGGGTTTGAAGAAAACCTTGATGGATACTACAAAGAGGTAAAGAAGTATGGAATGGTTATCCAGCTACTTAATATGTTTGGCCCGCAAGTTGTTGAATGCACTGATAAGTATGATTATAAACGAATGAATAAAGATCAATTGCACACTTACTGGCTTGACAAGGTTAATAAACTTGCAATGGATGGAGACGCAAGATACGAAGAACACTTCTTACTTGACAAACAGAAAATGCGTGAATCACTAGAGAATTGGGATAAGAATCCTAGCATTGGACTTCCATTCTATGACAGCAGAATGTGGACTAATATTTCTACAGGATGGGATTTAGGATGTCTATATATCTATGGAGGTTTTGGTGGCTCTGGTAAGACAAGTTTGATTTTTAATAAAGTTATTATGTCATGTATTGACAAGAAAGAAAAGCTGTTAATCATTGCGAATGAACAAGGCATAGAAGATTTCAGGAAGCTCATGGTTGCAACTGTTCTAGGTATTAAAAAGGTATTCTTGAAACGTCAACGTATGAATGAAGGCGAATTTACTGAAGACGAAAGAAAGAAAATTGAAGATGCAATAGCATGGCTTGAAGGACTTCAAAATTTCGACGAAAAAGTTGTAGCCTTCACTTTTATGGAAGATTACATCATGAGCGACGTGAAGAAGCTTATTCGTCACTATGCTAACCGTGGATATAAATCTGTGCTCATTGATACAGGTAAACCGTCTGAAGGCGATGGAGCATTCTCTATGGCAAGATGGGAACGCTTCACTGAAGACTTTAAAGAGTTGTATAAACTTTGCCGTCCTAACGGTGGTGGCTTAAACCTTAGAATGTGGGTTAATGTACAACTTGCCGACACTGCATTGACACGTAGGTTTTTGAATGAACATGCTCTTGGAGACTCTAAGAAGATAAAAAACGAAGCATCTGTTATGTTTATGGGTAGAGCACTTTGGGATGATGAATATGAAGGCGGAGACAACGCAATTGAAGCTTGGAAATATGTAAAAACTGACCCTGATAATCCATTCCATGACCAAACAAAAGACTATAATCCAGAGACATTTAAGCTTCCTAGATTCACAGAACATAAGGGTAAGAAATATGAGAATATCTATTATGCCATTTTCACTCCAAAAAATCGTCGTGGCAAAGACAATAAGATGGGTCAGGATATTCTTATTCTCAGGGCTGATTTGAATAATAATTCGTGGCATGAGGTTGGTTGGTGTAAAATATTTGATGATAGAGCTTATTAAGAAAGGATGAATAAACATGTACGTCTGTATGGATTGTTTTGAACATTATGATGTTCGTTTTATTGCCAAAACAGAACGCAAAGAATACCTTTGTCCAAAAGCTGATTGTCAAGGAGATGTAGTTTGGTTAGATGAGCTAATTGCTCCAGCAATCATTGTACTAAATAAAAAAGGATATACAACTAAGTACTGTTGCAGTGGACATTGGTATGAGAACTATTCTTATATGTATATCTATTTCAATGATTGGGTATTGTTGCCAGAAAAACTTCCAGATGGATTTGTCAAAGATAAAGGAGATAAAATAACAATTAGAAATACAAATGATAATTTTAAAAATTATTCTGTAGAAGAGAAGTTCAAGTTTGTTACTGAGTCTAATCTAAGACTACTCGAATGGGTAAATGCTTTGCCAGATTGTTATGAAAGAGAGGGTGATTAATATGTGCTTTAAATGTCCTAAAAATATTTCAGATGCAAAATTTTATGATCTTGAGACTGGTGAAGAGATTGGGTCAATTAGCGATTTTAATGTTTCAAACGTTAGTGTAGAGTTTGAAAAAGAATATGAAAGCACCTTCTTTTCACCTTCAAGTTTTAGTGATGGAATCACATTAACAGCAGATGATGTCTATATTAGTGCAAAAGGAATTAAATATCTTTTTGGATTTGATATGGCATATCATCCTTCAGTCATTGAATCTTTTAGACTTGAAAAAATTATGAATCGCACAAAGAATAGACGAATTAAGAAAAAGCTTGAAAAAAGAATTAAAAAATTGGGAGTATGGTATTAATGGAACCACTTGACAAGTAACGCCACAAATGATATAATAAACGAACCGAGCCGATAGGAGTTGATTCGTTTATGAGAAAGATTAAAAAGAAAAATGACACTTTGTTATCTGCAATCAAACAAACTCGCAGTAGAGATTGGGGATTTAAGCCAACTAACAGAGTCATTGCAGATAAAAGAAAGAAGCAAAAGAGGGAAGCATGTCGGATTCGAATAGATGAAGAATAAGCTTCCCTTTCTTTTTTGAGTAAAGGAGGACAGATCAATGAAAGAAGAAGACAAACAACTGAAACAAGAAATAGTAAATAAAATAAATGAACACAGAAACAAAATCAGAGAACTCCAAAGAGAAGTTGAAACACTAGAAAGACAGCTAAAACAAGTAGATGTAAAATGTAAACATGAAAATTACTATTTAGTTGAGAAATATAAAAAACATGGTACAGGGAAAATGGTTAGTGAGTTTCAATGCAAAGACTGTCCTCATTATTGGATCGTGTAGGTGTATGAGATATGAACGATTTGCAGAAAATTAAACAAAGGCTATACGAAGAAGATAAGATAGAAGAATTACTTACCAAGCTTGGCTGTCACGATATTAAATATGTTGGAGGAAGGTTTGAAGCAAGACTCCCTAACGGAAAAGATAAACGTTCAGTGCAAGTTTACAATCAAGAAAAGCTCTCTTCTGCAATAAGAACAAGAGGTGTTAGCGGAGAAGATATTTATTCAATTGTCAGTTACATTAAATTTGAATGCGAAACCGCACAAGCTCGTCAAGATAATCTATCAAATGCAAAGATGTGGATTATTGAAGAGTTTGGGTATCATGACATTCTTGACAAACACAAGAACAGAAAAGACACAAAGGATTACAATAAATGGCTTAAGGATTTGAAGAAGAAACGTAAGAAGAAAAGAAAGATTCAAGATGTCAGGCCAAACACTGCTCTTGATGAATCCATAATCAAAAGCTACTTAATGATTCCTTATACAGCTTGGGTTGAAGAGGGAATTGACTGTGACACTCAGGATGAATGGGAGATTGGATTTGACTGGCAATCTAAGCGCATCGTTACAATGGTTAGGAATATCAATGGAGAGCTTATTGGCGTTAAAGGCAGAACGCTGGACAAGAATTACAAGGAAAAAAATATTCCTAAATACATTTATGTTGAAAGAATGGATAAGAGCATTGAGTTATTTGGTTTACACAAGACATTGCCTTTTATCTTAGATAAGAAAGAGTTGATATTGTTTGAAGGTTATAAGAGTGTATTCAAATCTTGGCAGTACAACTTTCGTAACTGTGCCAGCATTGAAGGTGATGACTTGTCCGATTTGCAAGTCAATCTCATTAAAAGCTTTGGATTAGATTGCTCTATTATCCTATGTTACGACAAAGATAAAACTCCTGATGAAATCATAGAGCAAGCTAACAAGTTGACAAATAGGAAAGTTTATATTGTTTATGATTTTATGGACTGGTTAGAAGGGGAAAAATCTTCTCCTGTCGATGAAGGAGAATTTCTTTGGTCTGAATTGTATAGTGAAAAGATGTTATTAGAAGATTTCATTACTTGGAATAATAAACAGAAAGATAAGAAAAAGAAAAAGGAGAGGTAAACATGGGCAACTATGAAAAGGCAGTTAAAATAGTTGAAAAACATGAAGCATTGACATTAGAATTAGATCAATTGTATGATAAAATTAATAATGAGAAGGAGTCAATTAATATTGATGAATTGAAGTTGCTACTCGATGGCATGACTCTGAGTGAAGGTACTAAATTTTATCGTTCGTTACAAGATAGTGATTTGAAATTTGAGTTATTTTTATATATCAAATCCCGGTCTGAATCTACTAAATAATGCTTGACTTACCATCAAGCATTTGATATACTTATAAATGTCAGATAAAACAAATACAAATTATTGGAGGAAGTAAAATGGCAAAATTTTATTCGACTGGTGTACAAAAGCAAGACAAAAGTGAACGTTCGGTGGTAATTTATCTGGAATCAACTACGCGCCTTCTGGCAATCAAAGAAGCACGTGAAATTGCAAAGCAAGATAATGTAAAGCTTGATGCTCTTGAGGTTCACTTGGTTCAAGGAACTAATGTAGGCCGCCCAGAAATCATTCCTACTGTTCGTTTGAAAGATCGTATCAAAGCTCAACGTGCCGCTGAACTGAAACGTAAAAAATAATAACAACTAGGATGTGACATGAATGAAAGATAAAATTAAAGTAGACATTGTTACATTTGCTAAACACAGAGATTATCTTGGCTTTCATCTTTTCAGTTATGAGGAAGTTCAATTAAAAAACTACGAAGAATCAATGAATTGGGCTTCTTATTATGAGTGGGTTAAACCACCTGAAAAGCATCAACGAACTTATCAGATTTGGAAACAGTATCAAGAATATCTAAATAAATAAGGAGGAATTAAAAATGAAAGTTGGAGATCGCGTAATTACTACAAATGGTGACATTCCATTCTACACAATTGGCGCAGAAGGAGTCATTGTTGAAATTATTGATGGAATGGCTGATGTTGATTTTTATGGATGTAACACTGATTTATATATGGTACAAGAAACTGAAGATGAAGAATATCATTCTTGGTTTGTGCCACTTGAAGATTTGAAATTAATTTAAAAGGAGCTTAACATCATGAGTCGTAGAAATCCAAAGAGTCAAAGAAAAGTAGAAACACAAAAAGTGGAAGCAGAATCCAAACCCCTACCCTGTCAAGATATGACCAAATTTGTTGAGCAGTTGAAAGAAATTGAAACAACCAATAGTGGTAAAGCGCATAATGAAGCGGACGGAATTATTATGAATGCGCTGACTGAACTTGGATACGCAGAACTTGTTGAAGCTTGGCGTGAAGTATCTAAAAAATCAGGAGGTTTTCACTATGTCTGAAATCAAACGTATTACTCCAGAAGAAGTTGTTCAAGCATTTGAAGATACTGGTCTTAAGCCGCATCAAGGCACATATTTTGGAGAACGTGATGATGCATATATCATTCCAGAAGGTGATAATTGCGCTTGTGCAATGGGTGCAATCTATTACAAGGAATTTGGAGTAAAGAGTAATGAGGCTCACGATTATTTTGTAAATAAATTCACTAGAAATTATCAACTTGGATTTGCCTGTGGTTTTGACAATAGCGATAAATTGTTTGAAGGACAAGAACTATTTGATATTGGTTACGAAGATGGAGAAAACGCTCGTTTGACACTTGTAGCAAAAGGAATGATGTAATTTGACAACTCATTATATCTACTTCTCTGAAGATGATCACTTTATTGGCGCAGGAAGTTGTGACGTGGAAAAAGAAGATTTATATAAAGAGATTTATAATGCAATTCAAAAAGATACTGATGGTGCAAGTTCATACTTGCACTTTGGTATCATAACTAGTACAAAAACAGATTTCTTGAAAGAAGCCAAACAACATGGTGATGTCGTAGCTTATCTTAGAGGAATTATAAACCAAATTTATAACGATGGAGATGAAGAATAAATGTTTTCGATCATACTTTTTGCACTTTTTGCTTTGCTAACGGTTTATATTGCAAATAATGAATATAAAAAAGGAGAACAATTTAAGGCTGGAATGTGGTTTGGACTTTCTATATCTTTTGCTCTTAGTCTTGTCTTCGCTGTACTTGATTTGATTGTAAATTAAAATAAATAAAGGTTGTGATTGTCATGAAATGGGTTAAAAGAGAGGTTTCTATCAAACCCAATAAAAGTGACAACATCGTAGCCAAGCTTCTTAAGATTAGAGGAATTTCTGACCAAAAGCAATTCCTCAATCCAACATCAAAAGTCTTAAATGATCCTTGTCTGCTTGCAAATATTAAAGAAGCGGCAGACAAGATTGTTGAGGCTATTAAAAACAATAAAAAGATTGCTATTAGCTTTGACGTTGACGTTGACGGTGTAACCAGTGGTGCAATTATGTACAGGTACTTAAAACCATTTACAGATAATTTGCATATTGTCTACCATCAACGCGAAGACGGACATGGAGTTGAAAACCAACAAGTTCCAGATGATACAGAATTGCTAATCATTCTTGATTCATCTACGAACTCAACAGAAGCTTGTAAAGAGTTGTCAGAAAAAGGTGTTGATATTGTTATTATAGATCACCATTCATTTGAGGAAGATAATCCTTATGCTCTAATTGTAAATCCTCAATTGGATAATTCTCCAAATAAAAGTTTGAGTGGTGCAGGAGTAACATATAAAGTTATTCAAATTATTGACGATACGATTGGATCAGGTACAGTCGAAGATTATTTGGATTTAGTTGCAGTTGGTATGTACGCCGACATGATGGATGTATCAGTTCTTGAGAATAGATATCTTATTACTCAAGGACTTAAGAATATCAAGAACACTGGTATTCTTGCCGTTCTTCAAATGAACGGAACTAATTTGAAAGATATTAATTCTCAGACAATTGGTTTTGGTATTGCTCCACTCATAAATGGAGTAGCACGTATGGGTAAGATTGAACTTGCTATAGATTTACTGATAACTGATGACATGCAAACATGTCTTGACATAGCATCTGAAATGAAGCTTGTTAATGAACAGCGCAAAGATATTGAGAAGGAGTTGTACGAAAAATTTGTTGCAACAGTTAATCCTAACGATAAAGTTATCATATGTATTCATGATGTTGAAAGTAAGAGCTTTAATGGTCTTATTGCGAACAAAATAGCGCAGGAGTTTCAAAGGCCAACATTGGTCATGCGTGATCATGGAGGCTCTTTGGCTGGCAGTTACAGGTCTTATAGCGGATTTCCAATGAGGGAGTTTCTTAATGATAAATCTATTAAAAAGTATACTCAGTATTCAGTAGGCCACGAATTCGCAGGAGGAATTGGCCTAAAATCTGTTAATCTTGAGAAGCTTAAAAAGGTTTTTAATGAGAAACTTGAAGGATATGAGTTTGAATCAAAGATTGTTTACGATCTTGAACTAGACGCTAATGACGTTACTCCTTCATTGATTAAAGATATAGAAAAGTTTGATTACCTGACTGGAGAGGGATTCCCAGTCGCTACCATTCTTGTCAAGGATTTATTTGTCGAAGAAAACCCTAAAGTCTTAGGTAAGACGAAAGAAACAGTTAAGATCAAGTGTGATGGCATTGACGTTATCAAGTTCAAAGTAGACGAAGATTGGGCTAATGATGTCGGAGTCCTTGATTCTATTGAAGTTATTGGACAATTGAAGTTGAATAATTGGCAGAACTGGAAGAAAGAGATAATTACCACGATGCAGATAGTTGCTGACGATTACAGGCTCGGTTAAAACTTTGAAAATACTTGTTGACAAGTAAAAGAATAAATGATAGAATAATACTTGTAGATGAGGAAAACAAATAAAACAATGGGAGATGTTGAAATGTCAGTAATGAAAATTACTAGAATGGTTCAGCCAGATGTGGAATTGCCAGTAGAGAGAATTGAATTTTTTGATGAACTATATGAAGGCACACTTGTGGTTAGTCAAAATTATGGAACTCTTGCATCAGCAAAACGATTTTATCAAGAATGCCCTAGTACCAAGGAAGGGATTGTATGTTTTAGGGCGACTGAGGATGATGAATCAGTTTTGATAGCTTTGACACTAGACGATACAAAACAACTTGCCAAGGCTCTTCAGTCAATGGTAGATTATATCGAATGTTAAGGAGTGTAATAAAATGTTCTCACTTCTTGTAGGAATTATCTTAGTTCTTATAGGTGCTGGATTGGTAGTTACAGCAATTTATAAGATGGCAAAAGTTTTTACAAAAAACAAATAAAACAAAAACAAATCGGAGGAATTTAAACAATGAACGCAAAAGTAATTGGAGCAATTGGTGCAGTAGTAGTATTTGGTGGAATTATCCTTGGTGCAATGTCATTCACGTCGATTGGTGCTGGTCATGCTGGTGTAGTTTGGAGTCGTAATGGTGGAATTGAAGATAAGCCGCTAGGTCAAGGTTGGCACTTTGTAAACCCACTGGTACATGTTACTGAATATCCTGTAGCAACAGAAACTGTTCAGTATGAAGACATTCGTTTGGGAACGAGTGATGGAAAGCCAATTCAGACTACAATCTCTTACAGCTATCACATTGAACTCGACAAGCTTCCACAGGTGTTCAATAAGTTTCGTGGTCAAGGTACTGGAGTAATTGAACAAGGATTTTTGAAACAGCGTTTGATTGAAGCGGCTAAAGATGTGACTACGAAATACTCTGTACTTGAGGTTCTTGGTGAAAAGTCTCAGGAAGTATCTCTTGCAATCCAAAAAGGGTTTGCTGAAGATGCTAAAGTTGTAGCGGCTGGATTCGTTATTGAATCTGTAACATTCCAAACGCCTACTCCTGACGATCAAACACAAAAGGCTATTCAAGCAAAAGTTGATGCAGAGCAAAAGCTTGAACAAGAAAAGATTAACCTTGAAAAAGAAAAAATCATGGCTGATCAAAAGCGTGTAACTGCTCAAGGTGAAGCTGACTCTGCTCTGATTGTCGCTCAAGGTCAAGCTAAGGCAAATGCACTGTTGAATCAATCCCTTACCGACAAAGTTATCCAGAATAAAACTATCGATAAATGGGATGGTAAATTGCCTGCTGTAAGTGGAAGCAATTCGATGGTTCAAGTTCCTCTACCTAACTCCAAGTAATTGCATCTTTGACAAGAGGATATAAGTGTGATATAATATAAGTTACCATTAGAGAATATGGTATTCTTATAAACGTGTCATCTCCAAAGTGAGGTGGCACGTTTATTCATCTTATAGTACATATTACACAAATGACAAGAAGGGAATGGATTGACAATGGAAGTTATCAAGAGAAGTGGTCAGAAAGAATCTTTCAATTTCGATAAAATTATGAAGGTTCTAAAATACGCAATTCAAGATGAGGATATGTATAATGAATTTGCAGATGATTTGCAAATGAATGTTAAAAAAGATATGACTACTACGGAGATTCAGAATATCTTAATTAAAATTGCCGCAGAAAAAACTAGTGTTGAAAATACCAAATGGCAATTTGTAGCATCTAGACTATTGGCATATAATTTATATAAAGAAGCTAGTCGTAATAGAGGGCATAAAAAGAAATTTGGTTATCATGGATATCCCAAAATGGTCAAAGAACTTGTTGCAAGCGGCTTATATGGTTCATACATGACAAAATCTTACACTCACTCTGAGTTAGAAGAATTGGGTAAATATATTAAACCTGAACGTGATGAGCTTTTAAACTATGGTGGAATTGATATGCTTTATCAAAAATACTTGGTCAAAAGTAGAAAAGGTGATGTCATTGAACTTCCACAAGAACGCTTCATGGCTGTTGCAATGACTCTGGCTACTGTTGAGAAGAAGGGTGAACGTGTATACTGGGCTAAAAAGTTCTATGATGTAATTTCCAAGCTTGACGTTATGGTAGCTACACCAACACTTTTGAATGCTGGTAGACCGCTTACACAAATGAGTAGTTGTTTCATTCTTACAGCAGGAGATAATCTTTGGAGTATTAAAGATGTTGATCAAAATGCCGCACAACTTTCTAAATACTCTGGTGGTATTGGAATTTATGTGGGCAAAATCAGAAGTCGAGGGGCTAAAATTCAAGGTATCAAAGGCTTAAGCAATGGTATCATTCCTTGGTTGAAAGGATATGGAATTACAGCTAAATCTGTTGACCAACTTGGTTCTCGTAGTGGTGCAATCGCTGTTTATGTTGATTGCTGGCATCCAGACATTTTTGAAGTTCTTGGTATGAGTAAACCAAATGGTGATGAGAGAACACGTGTTCTTGACTTGTTCCCTGCAATGTGTGCATCTGATTACTTTATGGAACAAGTAAGAGCGCGTGGCAAATGGTGGCTTATTGATCCTCACGAAGTATATGACAAGAGGGGTTATTATCTTGCTGACTTCTACGGAGAAGAGTGGACTGAAATTTATAAATCTCTTGTTGAAGACGAGACAATTGAAAAAACAGAAGTTAACGCAATTGATGTAATGCGAAAATTCCTTGAGAGCGCTTCAGAAACTGGTAAGCCATTCATGTTCTATCGTGATACAGTAAACAAAATGAATCCCAATAAACATGCTGGAATGATTTATTCATCCAATCTATGCACAGAGATTAAACAAAATATGAGTGAGACTACATTTGATGAGCAATATGTTGATAGACATGGTAAATTGCATACGGTTAAAAATGTTGGTGATACAGTAGTTTGTAATCTATCTTCTTTTAACATGGACAGAGCAAATCATCTGACAGAAGAAGAATTTGAAGAAACATTATATCTACAAATGCGTATGCTTGACAATGTTATTGATGTAAACTTCTATCCTATCAAAGAAGCAGAAGTGACGAATAAGAAATATCGTGCTGTTGGTGCTGGTATTATGAACTATCACGCTTACATGGCTAATAAGGGTATTGTTTGGGAATCTGAAGCACATATTGCAGAAGCAGACAGGTTCTTTGCAAAGTGGAATTACTATATCGTAAAAGCAAGTTATCTTTTGGCTCAAGAACGTGGAGCTTACTCTGTATTTGAAGGCTCTGACTATAATACTGGAGATTATTTCGTTATTCGTGGACTCTGTACACGTGATGAAGAAGGGAATTTGCAACCAGTCGAAGGCAATGAACACTGGTACGATCTTGCGGTTAATATTGTGGAAAATGGTGTACGTAACGGCTGGATGGAAGCGATTGCTCCAACTGCAAGCATTTCTGTAATCTCTGGAACAACGGCTGGAACTGACCCAATCTTCAGCAAATTCTTCTTTGAAGAAAAGAAGTATGGTATGATTCCGCAAGTTGCTCCTAATCTTAACGAAGACAATTTCTTTTACTATAAAGAAGCTAATACAATTAATCAAACTTACTCTATTAGAGCGCAAGGAGCTAGACAAAAGCATATTGATCAAGGAAATTCTTTCAATCTTTATGTTAATCAAAATACGACTCCTAAAGAAATGCTTGACTTCTATGATCTTGCATGGCAAGAAGGTTTGAAATCTGTTTACTACATGCGTACAAAGACACTAAGCGTTGAAGAGTGCTTGAGTTGCCAATAAACAATTTAAAAGTTTCGTGGTATCGTTTTTAATAATCTAAGAATAAATAGTGTGGCGTTTAATAGCGCCACACTGACATAAAAGGAGAATGAACATGAATTTAGATAAAAAGAAACTATTTAATGAGAATGGTGATCGTGGCACAAAACGTATGATTGGTGGCTCCACTACAAATATTCGTGAATGGAATCGTGCCAAATATCCTTGGGCTAATCAACTTAGAGTAGTTATGGAGAAAAACTTTTGGGTAGCTGATAACGTTTCTATGACTCAGGACAAGACTGACTTTAAAATGTTAAGTACTGCTGAACGTAGAGCATTTGACAAGTTTATTTCATTCCTCAATTTCCTTGATTCATTGCAATGTGAGAACCTTGACTTCCTTAAGTCTTATATCACAGCACCAGAAGTATCTAGTTTGCTTACACGACAAGCATTCCAAGAAGAGGTTCATGCCCAAAGTTATTCTGTTGTAATTGACACTGTTTGCGATTGGGAAACACAGGAGAAGATTTATGATGAGTGGCGTAACGATCCCCTTATGTTTGAGCGCAATAAGATGATTGCTGATCTGTATCAGAATTTCATTGATGATCCAACTGATGCAAACTTTGTCAAATCCTGTATGGCTAACTATTTACTTGAAGGAATCTATTTCTATTCTGCATTCACGTTCTTTTATTCTCTTGCTAGGAATAAGAAGATGATTAATACTGCTAGTATGATTAAAGAGATTCAAAAAGATGAGATTACTCATGTTGTTATGTTCGAAAACATTTTGAAAGAGCTTCAAAAAGAAAATCCTGAACTGTTTACTCCTGAGTTTATTGAAGAGTTGCGTGAAATGGCACGTACTGCTGTCAAATGGGAAGTTGCATTTGGATTCCATGTTATGAATGATGAAATTGACGGAATCACAAATGTACAACTTGAAGCGTACATTAAATTCCTTGCAAACAATCGTATGAAGCGTATTGGATGGGAAGACTTGTATCCAGAAGTAGGACATAAGAATCCTATGAAATGGGTAGAGAGTTATGAAGATCAAAACAATACTAAACAGGACTACTTTCAAACGACTGTTACAAATTACCAGAAGACTCATGATAAAAATTGGGGAGACCTGTAAGGAGAGATTTAAATGATTATTAATATTAAAGATAAAGATGAATTTATGAAATTGAAAAAAGGCGAGACTATCGTTAAATTCGGTGCTCCGTGGTGTGGTCCATGTAAATCTGTTGATGGGTTACTGGATACACTTTCTTTGGATACTATTGCCAATATTCTGAAGGTTAATGTTGATGAAAATCCAGATATTGCAGGAGATTTTAAAATTATGTCTATCCCTGTCGTAATTCTGTTTGATGCTGAAGGAAATGAAATAAGGCGATCAAATGGATTTAAGCCGGGAGAGCTTCAAGAAATTATCGATCTTACAAAATAATCATTGACAGATGCAAGAATAAATGATATAATAACTTATGTAATTGAGAAACAAAGAAAGCGCTTTCATAAGCTTATCTTATATAAACCACATACTAAAGGAGATGCATTTAACATGGCTAAACGCTACTACAAATTGCAAGAAACGATCTGGATCAAAGAACTTAAGAAAACTGGTGTTGTTCAAAAACTTGACATTCCTAACCTTCAAGCAGAAGTTACTTATGTTGCAAGCCGCGAAGGTGGCAATACGGTAATTAATCGTCAAACATTCAAATTTGAACAGATTGACAAGCTGAAGCGTAAAGATGAGGTAGCTAAGACTGATGAGAAACCGCTTACAATTCTCGTTAAATACTTTGATGGGGACTCAGAAGAAATTACGAAAATTCCTAATGGAGACTGGATTGATCTTCGTTCTGCTGTGTCAATGGAATATAAAGCAGGAGAATCTATTAAATTACCTCTTGGAGTTGCGATGTCTCTTCCATTCACTTACGAAGCCCATGTTGCTCCGCGTGGTAGCACATTTAAGAATTACGGAGTTATTCAAACAAACTCTGTTGGTATTGTAGATGAGAGTTATAAAGGGCCAGATGATCAATGGTTCTTGCCATTGTACGCATTGCGCGATGGAAAGATTGAGAAAGGTGATCGCGTTTGTCAATTCCGTATTATGAAGAAAATGGAAAAAGTTAACCTTGTTAGAGTAGAAGAACTGAAGAGTCCTAATAGAAATGGTTATGGCTCTACTGGAACAAAATAAATGAAGGAAATAGAAACAAAGAAAGGATATGTACTCGTAGATGACCATGTTTATGAGTACATATCTCAATGGAGATGGCAAATAGGTAAAAACGGCTATGCTTGCAGAGACTTTTATGAAAGAGGAAAAAGAAAAACAGTAAACTTGCATAGACTTATTTGGGAAAAATTTGTTGGTACAATTTCTGACGGCCTTTATGTAGATCATATTAATAGGGATAGGCTAGATAATACGTTAGATAATTTAAGACTTGTGACTCCTCATCAAAACAGTCTGAATTCTAGCAAGCAATCAAACAACTTGTCTTCTAAATATAAAGGTGTAACAAAAAATAAGCAAACTGGTAATTGGGTAGCCTATATAACAAAGCACAAGAAAAGGAATTGTATTGGCTCCTTTACAAATGAAGAAGCCGCCGCCAATGCCTACAACTATCATGCAGAAAAAGAATTTGGAGATTTTTCTAGTCTTAATGAAGTTGAAATTGTGATGAGTTACAGTGAGTGGAATAAATTTATGTTACCAAAAAGAGGTTTAAATAATTACTCTGGCATATCTTTTAGAAAAGATAATGGCAAATGGAGGGTTTTATTGTACGATCTTCAAAAAAATAAAATCAATGTTGGTCATTATAACTCTGAAAGAGAAGCATTGATTGCAAGAAATAATTATGTAACAAATCATCTAGAGCTTGCTGATAAATATCCAATTGAAGAGTATGAGTAAATGTAAGATAAAATAAGGCTAAGAGGTCATGAACTTCTTAGCCAAACTTTTTCTAAGGAGTGATAATATGGAACTTAAATTTACAGAAAAAGAACTTAAAGATATTATGTGGAGTGATTCAGATCATGAACTTGTTTATGAGGGCGACTGGGAGGATCAGGGCAAATATCAGATTTCCGAAGTAGTATTTCGTCATGCAGAAGATGGAAAGTTTTATATGTTCGCACCAGTCAGAACGGGAAATCATTATAGTGGTTATGAGCTAGAGTTTTGGGACACTGACGTATGGGAAGTTGAACAAAAAGAAATTGTAGTTACAAAATGGGTTGAAGTAAATGGCTAAAATGTGCGAGAACGGATGTCATATTATTTGTGATTTTTGTATTTATTATAAAGATAATTATGAAGATAATGAATTTTGTGGAGAAGGAATTTGTACAAAAACAAATACAGAAACAAGCTTCTCAGGAGCATGTGAAGAATTTGAGTGTTTTAATTATAGAAAAGGTGAGTGAACAAAATGGCAAATTATAGTTTTATTAAAGACAATGGTATTGTGTTGAACGTAATCAAAGCATCTCCAAACAATATTATCCTTAAAGCAATTAACAGCAACGTTCTGTCTACAACTGATTTTGGAATAAATGGTGGATTTTTTTACAATACTGATTTGTTATCCATTGCAGTAAACAACGACGTTCCAGTTAAAGGGGTAGCTGATGGCTATGGTTCTGGTTGGTTTAATGAAAAATATAAGCGTGGAACACTTGTTTGGGATAAATCTGCAAGCAAATATAGTGTGCAAGTTGTAAGTTCTGCAAGTGATATTCAAGTTACTAGTCGTATTTCCTATTGGGCACAAGGTGGCATTAGTATGGGGCTTCAAAATGAGTCTGGTTGGTATGATCAAGCGTCTGCTGAAGGCATGCCAAATATCGACGGCAAAACGACTCGTACAGCGTTGGTTTACAACAGTGGTCTTAACATCTGGCTGGTAGTTACAGAGACGCCATGTACAGCAGAAGCGTTTAGGAGCGCTATCAAAGGTCAAATTGGTTCGGGAACATTGGTTGACGGCGTATTTCTCGACTCTGGTGGAAGTTCTCAGATGAGATGTGCTGAAGTAAGCATTGATGGAGATGGGAGAACTGTTAGGCAAATGATTGCGCTTATTAATAAATAAGGTGGAGATAAAATGGGTGTAGATTGGTATTCTTGTAGAAATTGTGGAGACACGTTCCCTGACTGTGGCCCACATGAAAGTTGTGAATGTGGAGAACATTGGTGCTGTAGCAGTTGTGCTGAAGAAGATGGAATAAATTATAAATACGATGAAGAAGATGACTATGAAACAATCAGTTGCAATTATTGTCGCGAAGAAGATTTCGAAGATTATGAACTTCTATATTTTCTTTTTGAAAAGCATAACACTTCCAGACAAAAAGTAATTGAGCAATATAAGCAATGGAAGGAAGATGACAATGAGTAAATTATACGAACTTTCAGAATCATTTCGTAAGCTATACGAAATATTTGAAGATGCTCTTGACAATGATGAACTTGATGCTGATTCTGAAGAAATGTTTCTAGATACGCTCGAAAGTCTTGAAGGTGAAATCAGTTTCAAAGTAGAAAATATCTGTAAATTTATAAAAAATATTGATGGTGACATTAAGGCTCTTAAGGCTGAAGAAGATCGTCTAAGCAAAAAACGTAAGGCAATGGAAAACAAAGTTGAATCTCTTAAGAAATATATGTCTGATATGCTTATCAATGCCAAAATCAAGGAAGTTAAAGCTGGAAATTTCAAAGTAAAATTTCAAGCAAGTCCTCCAAGCGTTGAAATTCTTAATCCTGAGCTTATTCCTGCTCAATATCGTGAGCCACAAGAAGATAAAATTCTAAAGTCTGAAATTATGAAAGAATTGAAAGACAAAAAAGAAGTTGCTGGTGCTAAACTAGTAGATGACAAAGTTCATTTACGCATCACTTAAGGAGGCTAAAACATGAGTGTAGAACGCAAGGATTATATTGTTCTTGGCACAAACATTAGAGATCACTATGATGCTAACTATGACGAGTGGTGGGAAGATGACGAAATGGTTCTCTATCTTGAAGGTTCTTCAGAGGTAGAATTTCAAATTATTCCATCTTGTTATGATAGTAGTTATGCTATTGCTGGCAAAATTCTAGGAGAATATGATTACCATGAAGGATTGCCAATGATTAATCTTGCTAATTTTAATTTTGATGCTGAAGACTATTTCAAAGTTGAAAAGTTTTTGCATAAGTTTAGTTTAAATCTAAAGCCAGAGCTTTTAATTTTCACACATTGGTACTAATCGTAGGAGGTCAGATATGAAAGAATATTTTGTTGTAGTAGTAAATGCTCAATTTAACATAAAAACTTCTGATTATTCTGTAGGTAATTTTGACAATTATCCAACACTTGACCAAATTAAAGATGCCATACTAAGTATTGACGGAACAGGAACTGAACATTCGAAATTTAGAGCTAATTATGCAAGAGTTGAAAAACGATATAACTTACAGGAGGAATAAAAAATGATAGATAAATCTAATTATGGCAAAGTTGGAGACGCACTTTATGTTAAAATGACAGAAAAAACTTTTTCTGATAAAGCAAGCAGAGGATTTCATTTAATTAAAGATATGACCGTCTTTACGCCAGAACAAATTAATTCTGGATTTTTTGGAGCTATTGCCACTGGTATTCCTATTTGTATTGACAATAATACTCAGGGTGATTATGAAGTTGTTTGTGAATACGGAATTGAAATTCATGAATGGGATGATAAATAAAATGAAAAAATACGCTATTTATTATGGTCTTGGTGGAGGATTTGGTGGAGCACGGTTCAGCCATATCGAAAGTTTTTATAATTATGACTCTGCAATGGATTACGCTTATGAGTATGCTTTAGAAGAGTATATTAATTACACAGGACTTCATGGACTACGTAGTTATGAAGAGATTATGGAAGAAGAAGGCGTAGATCAATTCGATGCAGAAGAAATTATGCTTCAAGATGCTGAATCATGGCTTGACTACTATGTAAAAGAAGTATTAGATGATCAAACAGAAGAGGATTTTGAATAAGGGTGATTAGAGATGGGTAGTATTTATGCCATTGTAAATAAAATAAATGGAAGAATGTATATTGGTAGAACAAAAAAATTTAAATCCAGATTGGCTCAACATAATCATATGTTGAGCCAAGGAGAGCATGAAAATAGATTGATTAATGAGGATTTACAAAAATACGGAAAAATAAGTTTTGAAATATATGAAATAGAAAATGTATCTGATAATAACAAATTATATCAATTAGAAATAGATTATATAAAAAAGCATAATACCTGTGTGTCTGATGGAGGATTTGGTTATAACATTTCTTCTGGAGGTGAATTTTCTTCGGGCGGAGTTAAATTATCTGATGAAATAAAAAATGAAATTAGTAAAAAAATGAAGGGTAGAAAATTCTCTAAAGAACACTCTAGAAAAAAATCTGAAGCACAAATTGGAAGCAGTAATCCTATTGCTAAAAGAGTTAGCGTAAATGGTAAAATATATGAATGTATTAAGTATGTCTCTGTTGAATTAAGCTTAAAGCATAATACTGTTATTTACAGGCTCAATTCTAAAAGTGAAAGATTTAAAGATTGGTTTTATTTGTAGGAGGAATAATTTATGAATAGCAATGAACAACAATACCTTAATGCTTTGAGAGATATTTTAAATAATGGACTTGATACTGGAGACAGAACTGGCACAGGGATGCGTAGTAAATTTGGTGTGACAATGACATTTGACTTGTCAGATGGGAGATTTCCATTGTTGACTACTAAGAAAATGTTTACACGTGGAGTGTTTGGAGAGTTGATTTGGTTTTTATCTGGCTCTACATCCAATACAGAACTTGAAGAGAAGTACAATGTTAAGTTCTGGAGAGAATGGGCAAATGAAGCTGGAATGCTACCAAATATATATGGAAAACAATGGGTTAGATGGGAAGATTCAAAAGGAAATATTTTTAATCAAATTAAATATGTGATTAACGAGATTAAAACCAATCCTCATAGCAGACGAATTCTATTCACTGGATGGAATGCTCCTGAAATGCAATATGAAGATACTGCATTGCCCTGTTGCCATAGTACAGTTGTACAATTCTATGTGCGTGGTGAGTATCTTGACATGTATCATTATCAACGCAGTGGAGACTTCTTCTTAGGCGTTCCAGTTAATATTGCCTCATATGCGGCACTGCTTCAAATGATTGCTGATCAAACTGGGTACAAGGCTGGAGTTATGACTCATACAGTTGGTGTAGCTCATATTTATCACAATCATATAGATCAAGTCATTGAACAACTATCAAGAGAGCCCTATGAAGCTCCAAAGTTAATTATAATGAATAAACCTGAGACTATTTTTGAATATGAGGTATCTGATTTCGCGCTGATTGAATACGAACACCATCCACTTATCAAGGGAGATGTTGCAGTGTGACAATTAATATCATTGTGGCAATGGATAAGAACGGTTTGATTGGAGCGAATAATAAACTACCTTTCCATCTTCCTGCTGATCTTTCTTATTTCAAGCGTATGACCAGTGACAATGTTGTTATCATGGGCAGAAAGACTTATGAATCTATTGGAAAGCCTTTACCAAATAGAACAAACGTTGTATTGACGAGACAGCATATTTATCATGAAGGATATCACTTTATTCATTCCATTGACGATGCTCTTGAAATGGATGCTATATCTTCATATGAGAGAGATATCTTCATAATTGGCGGAGAGGATATTTACAGACAATTTCTACCCTATGCAGAGAACCTTTTCATTACTGAAATTGATCATGAATTTGAGGGAGATTCATATTTTCCAAAATTTGACAAAAATGATTGGGATTTGATCGGTCAAAAAAACGGTGTAAAAAATGATGCCAATCCATATAATTATTGTTTCAAAATATATACAAGAAGCTTGACAGATGAAAGATAAAGTAGTATACTATAGGTAGCGGTGGAGAACTGCTACCTCTTTTTATAACTCAAACAAAAGGGAGATAAAACGAATGAAGAATCAACTGAATGTAATTGTTACAGATGAATTGATTGATTATTGTGCTGAAAGATTTCTTAAATCTCCATATCAAAATCAAATGACATTTCAAGCTTATTTCGACAAGATGGTTCAGGAGGAATTGAAATGAAACTCTATCTTGACGATCTTCGTCCATGTCCTGAAGGATTTACAATTGCCAGAACAGTAGAAGAGGCAATTGATATTTATAAAAAGCATGCATTATCAGAAGAGTCTAAGATTATCTCTCTTGATCATGATCTTGGAGGACTTGACGGAACTTATAAACGTACTGGCTATGATTTTTGCAAATGGCTTGTAGAAGAATACTATAATCATTCTGAAGATGGATGGCTTTTTCCTGATATTATTTACTTGCATACAAGCAATCCTGTCGGCAGAAATAATATGTTTCAATTGTTAGAAAGATATGCTCCAAGTTACACTTTTATTAGCAGAGCACCTATGCCGCACTATGAATCTGATGGTTCAGTATACAAAGAAGATATTGGTATTGCAAAACTAGAAGAAGACGATGAGTTCTTTAAATAAATGTAAGATAAAATAAATTAACTAAACAAAAGGAGAATGCCAAAAATGAAAAAAATCTTTAAGTATAAACTTGTAGCCGATGGTGAGCAATCTATCCTTATGCCTAGACATGCTGAAGTAACATCTGTTATTGAGCAAAATGGTGATATTATTGTCTATGCCATTGTTGATGTTAACAATCAGGAAGTTCCTCATAAGTTTTGTGTTCTTGGCACTGGTTGGGATGCTAGTATTATTGCTGAGAAACGATATGCTTTCCTTCAGACGGTTAAAGTTGGGACATATGTTTGGCATGTGTTTGTTGGTACAAATGTATAAAATAATAACTTTTAAAGAGGTTGATTACAATGGGGTTGTTTAATATCGACGATTATTCGTCATTGATTTGGGCTAAAGACAAACAAGAGGCTATTGATATCTTTCATGGCCTTTACGATGAAGTGCTTGGTAAAGTTACGCAAATTCATGAAAATGAAATTGTGTACTTTGTACAAGATGAAAGTACTGGAGACATTGAGTGGAGTATTCAACAAGGAGCAAAATTTCAGTCACCTAAGCCTAAAGCCTTAACAGTGTCTAAGTTTGAAAATAGAATACTGTCTTCACTTGGCAAGGTGTAAACCTTGCTTTTTTAGCATAATTAAAAATACAAATAATGGTAGGTGAGTGTCATGAAAAATATTGAAGTTAAGTTTGCTGTTGGTGACAAAGTAAGAGTTAAAGATTATAAAGGTGTATTTACAGTTTTTTCTGTAGTTGCTGAAATGACTGGCGATGATATTATTTGTAGTTATACGCTTGTACAAGGAACTAGCTTTATGATTGACATTATGGATGAAGAAGATATTGAAGGCGTAGATGTCGATGAACTGGATGAACTGCTTGTTGATGACAAGAAGCTATCTAAAAAGGATGTAAATTTCCTACTTGACACTTACAATAAATACAAAGACTTGGAAACTCTCTACGCTTCACTTGGTCATAAAACTGAATATTCTGAAAAATGCGAAAAGATTGTGTCGTACTTGAAAACGCATACATGAAAGGTTGTGATTATCAAATAAGATTATAATTAGTTGTTGCTTTTCGGTCAGTCAACTTAGAAAATACATCATGAAAAGAGGAATTTGTATGTTACAACAATTTGAGAATTTTATTAAAATTAAAGATGGTCACAATGTCAATTTTAGAACACAACCTGTAGTTGGTGATAATGTTATTGCTGTTGCTAAAAGTGGAGAAGTATTCCAAACATTTTCTGTTACTGGAACTTGGTGTGTAGCTAGAAGAGAGTCCACTGGACAGCTTGGTTATATTACTACACTCGAACAATACGTTGAGCCATTTGAGCCTGAATGGTTGAAGAAGGCTAAAAGACTTATTAATTATGGTGAAAAATATCTTGGAACACCATACGTGTTTAGCTCTAGTAGATCAAATGATAATAGCTTCGACTGTTCTGATTTTGTAAAGTGGTGTTATGGCGAAGAGCTTGGAATTACACTTCATTCCGATAGCAGATCGCAATTTGCTAATGATGGAGTTGCTATTGGTAATGGTTACGACATCCTGAGAACTGGTGATGTAATTTTCTTTGACACGAATCATGACGGAATCGTTAATCATGTTGGTATTTATGTTGGAGCTTATAAGATTCTTCATACTTATAATACTACATGCGATATATTTGACAAGAACATGGTTAAGATTAAAGATAATTGCGGTGGAGTAACTTACTCTGAATATAAAGATGGTACAAGCTGGAGAAAAAATACCGTTGGTGTAAAAAGAATACTGCTGTAAACATTGGGTCTGCTAGATTAATTTCTAGCAGATTTTTTATTTTATGCTTGACTTACTGGATAATATAGGTTATAATTCTATTTGTGGTTAAGAAAACCGGATTAATAGAAAATAATGCTTGACTTATTGGTAAATGTAAGATAAAATAAAAACATAACAAACAAGGGAGATGTTGAAATGAATAAGTTTAAAGTTGGAGATATTGTAACTGGACTAACTAATTACGAGTGTCATGGAGAAGAGAATCCATATGGAATTACTGATCATAAAATGACCAAGGGAAAAGTCATTGATTTAGAAGAAGAAGGCTGTATTAAAATTGAAATTTTAGAGCATGAAAGTAGCGCATACGTTGGAAAATATTTTTATGTCCGAGAAAAATACTTTAAACTGGTGAAAGGGGAACCAAGTAAACCAGTAGAAAAAGTAGAAGTCTCTGCTAATCCATCTGGTGGACGAATTAAAGTTATAGAAGAAGTTGGCAAAACATTCTTGATCATCGACAAGAAATATACTATCTGCCTTGAAGGTAATTTCTCTATTAGCATCCTGAACAAAGACGAAGATGTATACAATGAAGAAATTGGAAAAGCTCTGGCTTACCTCCGTTTCGAACAAAACAAATAAAAGAAGATAAAACTAAAGGAGAATGTAAAATGGAGAACAAATTTAAAGTTGGAGATATTGTAACTGGCAACGAATTGAGTAATGGGGAATATGGAATAATATCAACAGATATGCTAAAAGGGGAAGTTGTTGACATTCTTGGTCGTGAAATGACTATTCGGGTTTTAGAGCATAATTGCCCTCAGTATTACGGCGATGAATATGTTGTTAAACAAGAATGCTTTGATCTTGTAGAAGATAAAAAAGAAGTTAATTCATCAAAAGATAAAGAAGATATTAAAGCAGAAACACCGAAGAGTGATGCCAAAATTACTCTTGAAGATATGATTATTGTTGCGGCAGTTGGCGAATTCCTTGAACGGAATTATGAAGATTCTGTTGCAGAAGTGGCAGGCGTTAGAGAACTTATTCTATTCACAATGGAGTCTATTAAAGCTACCAAAAGAATTCAAGAAGAAGATAAAAACTTTAACGAAGTTGAAGAAATTAGAAAAATCCTTCGTAAGTATGTAAAAAAAGCTCTATAAGTGAAAGATAAAATAAATGGGGTGCGGATTGATTTCTGCACTCCAAAAACGAAAGGATGAACTGAATGTTAAAAGATTTATTTTCTAATCCTCTTATTTTGACTGATACGTACAATCTATCTCATCAATTTCTCAAGTTCAATAATGACTGGGAAGTTAGCCATGTTTATAATAGAAAGCGTCCAATGGTACTTTATGGGGTTTCTGAAGCTGTAAATCGTGTTCTTTCTATTAAAATTGAAATGTGGATGGTTGACGAAGCTGAACAATATGCAAAAGAAAAAAGTATGCCATTCCCAAGAGAGTTGTGGGAACGAGTTGTAAATGAATTCAATGGCTATGCACCAATCATGATTGAATCTCTTCCTGAAGGATCATATATTCCTGCTGGTACACCATTCATGCAGATTCGTAATACCGTTGAAGGATTTGGCGAATTAAAGGATTGGTGGGAAGGTATTATTCTTCAAAATGCTTTTGCCTCTGGTTGCGCTACACGTGCATATGAAATGGCAAAGTATCTTAAAGACAACGATCTTCCAATGATTCGTTTTCATAGTTTTGGATGGCGTGGGCATCAATGTCCAGAAAGTGGATATTGGGCTGGTACTGCTTGGAATCTATTCCTTGTAGGAACTGATGATTTCCATACTAAAAAGCATACACCAAAAGCCAAGATTGGTAGCATTCCTGCACTTGCACATAAGGTAACTCAGCAATTCGATAAAGAATATGATTGTTATATTCGTGCAATTGATTTTGCTGTCAATACGCCACTTCGAACTGTGGCATTAGTTATTGATACTTATGATGCTAATCGTTTTATTAATCAGTATCTTATTGGCCTTGCTCGCTATGCACTTGACAAAGGTGTCCATATTGTTTGCCGTCCTGACAGTGGAGATGTTCTTGATCAAGCTATTGAGATTTACAAAGTATGTATTGAAAACAATCTTGCAAACGTCTCTGTGATCATTGGAGAAGGCATTACGTTTGAGGTGGTCAAAGCATATGATGCAAAGCTTAAAGATGCTGGAGTGCCATTGGCGTTCGTCTCTTATGGTATTGGTGCTGGATTCTACAAGGACATTGACCGTGACTACCTTGGATTTGCAATGAAGGTTGCATTCTCTAATGGTAAGCCACGTATGAAATTTGGAATGACAGCGTTGAAGCGCAGTATTCCCGGCAAGGTTTCTATCATTAAAAAAGACGGAGATTTGCTCGTCATTCCTGAAGGAAGTCTTATGTCCTATACGTACAATGATCTTTATGAGATTATTTATGTTCATGATGACACTACTGAAGAGCCAATTATCAAAACAACTGAATGGAATGAAATTTATGATCGTGTTCAAGAAGTTGATGATCATCAAAAAGTAATCTACATTTCTCAGGAAATTGAAAATATGATTGCTGAATTCAAAGAACAATATAAAGGGTGATATGTATGGAAATGAATATGAACAATAAAGATGCAAATGGAGATATTATTAGCGCAACACCGCCTAGGCCTTGGACAATTGGCGATCCTCCACCATATAATCATGAAAAAAATAACACAATCTGGACTGGGCCATCAACTTTCCCATATCTTACACCTATGCCTAAAAAACCATTTAAATTTGGTTTTTTGCTTGGACGATTCCAGCATATTCATATTGGTCATGAACAAATGATTGATAGAGCGCTTGATGTTTGCGAGAAGGTTTTGGTCATTGTTGGCTCTGCACAAGATGATGCACGAATTACCAATCCAATTCGCAATCCGTTTGAAACTCATTTTCGCATTAGGCTTATCAATGAGATTTATAAAGACAAGCCAAATCTCTTTGTAACGTCTATGCCTGATTTGACTCACGAAAATGATCATAGCTGGGCATGGGGCAACTTTGTTCTTCAAAATGTTGCACTGCGAGCTAATCAGTATGATATCAAAGAAAGTCCTGATATTATGGTTTTTGGTAATGACGAAGAAAGAATGTCGTGGTTTAATCCAGACGATATCAAGACAGTTAATCAACTGATTGTTGCGCGTGGAAACATTGACATTAGTGCTACTCAAATGCGCAATTATCTTGTTGAAAATAATTTTTGGAAATGGCGGCAGTATGTAAACTTGAAACTTTCACCATTGTTCCCTGTAATTCGTGAAGAACTTTTCAAAGTAGAACACTACAGAAAGTTGGCTGAAGAAAATGGAACAATCAATGCCCACAAGTAAACTTTGCAAGGAAAATTATAAAGGTGCCATTTACACTGATCGAACTGAAGAAATTTCATTTCCAGACGGAAAGAAAATTACTAGAGATGTTATTGTAAAAAATGAAGTGGCGGTCGCACTGGTTCATAATATTGACACTGATACTGTAGTTCTTATTAGAGAATTTAGAGTTGGTTCTATGAAGTATGAACTTGGTGGCGTTGCTGGCATTGTTGAAGTTGGTGAATATCCCATGAATGCAATTGTTAGAGAACTTGTTGAAGAAACTGGGTATAGTGATACAGTTATTGTACAATCCCTTGGAACAACTATGACTTCCTCTGGCTTTACCAATGAAAAAGTTCATCACTTTTACATTAAAGTGAGGGGCTTGAGAGGCGATCAGAATCTTGATGCAGATGAATCTATTGAAGTTATTGAGCGTCCTTTTGAAGATATTGCTATTATGATGGCAAATGGTGAAATTACTTCTAATCATTTACACGCTTGCTTGTTAAAACTTATGATGAATAATGGATATGAATTGGTATGATGAATGGGAATGATTAAATTTGAATATAAAGAAGTACCTTTTCATTCACTGTCGCCTCATCATGGGCAACTTAGTATAAAATTATTAAATGAATTAGGTGCCCAAGGTTGGGAACTTGTAACTATTATCAGTGGAGAATGTATCTTTAAACGACAAATAAAAGAATAAACAACTATTGACATTTGGCACTCTATATGGTAAAATGGATTTTACTTGCTAGAGTGCCATTTATTTTAAGGAGGTTAAAAGATGTTTTGGAACAAAGATGATAATGCAGAAAAAGTTAAAGGTAGAAGTGTAAAATATTTTATTGATGATGTTATTAAAAATATTGGAATTGATAAGACTATTACAATTAACAATGTTAAATTTCATGTAGCGAATGATCCTTGGTATCGTATTAGCGGAAAATCTGCATCTGAATCTATATCCATTATAATTACTCTGATCAATGATGATGATGAACTTGTTGTATTTAAAGATGATGAATGGCTCTATCAAGGATCATGGTGCGATAAGATTTACAAGATCATTGACGATATTAAAGAACAAAAGCAAAGAGCAAAAGTAAGGAAAGATAAAGAATTTGCAGATAAATTAGAGAGATTTGAAAAAGCGTTTGGTGATGAGTAATGAGTGATTTCTACAATTGGAAATTAGTTAAAAAGACAAGAAAGGATCATAATTGCTTTGGTTGTTGTGAAAAAATCCCTTCTGGTTCATCTGCACATTATTATGCTGGAGTATTCGAAGGATATTTTTCAACTTCTTATTATTGTATTCCATGTAAAAAATACATTGATGAGAATCCTGAAGATTGGTCAGAAGGATTTTAT